GTTAGTAAACAGCTATTTTAGAAAGGTAAAAACATGAAACATTTTAATCCAGAAACAAAAACTTTTAAAGTTTTCCAAGCATTACAAGCAGGCAAAGCATTGACAGCTAGCCAAGCGTCTAAATTAGGCGTTAAGAATTTGTCAGCAGAAGTATCACGTATCCGTAGCAATGGTTTTGCAGTTTACACAAACTCACGCAAAGCTGGCAACGGTGTTCAAGTAACTGAGTACGTTTTGGGCAAACCAAGCCGTAAATTAGTGGCCCTAGGCTACAAAGCTCAAGCAATGGGCATCACTCTTTAATATTCTTTGAAGAGTCGGAATCGCTGTTCAATTCAAACTGAACACTTCGCACAAAAGGACCTTCGGGTCCTTTTCTCTTGGTTGACCAGAATCTCGCCTTTTGCTATAATATATGTATATTAAGAAATTTGGAGAATTCTATGCCCAATTGGTGCTCAAATACTGTAAGACTTGAACATGAAGATCCTGCCCAAATCACTAGAGCAGTAGAAGGATTCAAGAAGGGTGAGTTTTTTCAAACTCTGGTACCAAACCCTGACAACACCTGGGACTACGATTGGTGCGTGAGCAACTGGGGTACCAAATGGGACGTAGGTGGAGATTCAGATCCCATGATTGAAAGTGACACAGCAGCCGCATTCCACTTTGATTCAGCCTGGGCTCCTCCATGTGCGGCCTATGACAGCCTGGTAGAGCAAGGATTTAGGGTCTATGGTATGTACTATGAATCAGGCATGTGTTTTGCCGGCGTATACGACAATGGCAATGACGATTACTATGAATTTTCCGGACACAACAGTTCAGAAGTAGCTGACATGTTGCCCACCGAACTGGATACAGAATTTGGTATTTCGGAATGCATGGCCGAATACGAAGACGAAGAGCCCTTGACTGAATGGTACGTGGAAGGAGCCAAGGCTCGAGGACTAATTAAAGATAAGTGAACTTACTATAAATTTGGAGAAACCGCAATGATACCAATCACCAATCTTCCTCGACTGCACACACGACCAATCACAGTGCCGCGTCGTGTAGAACCAGTGGCACCTACTAACCCGACTCCAGATTCAACCACAAGATCGGACGGACGATGAGCGATACATTGATATGGGTGGGCAATGCCATGATGATTGTGGGTGTTGTTTTGATTGTGGGGCTAGTGGGACTACATATTTGGTTGAGGCATTTCAATGATCGAATGGAACAAGCTCTGACCGAATTGGTGGAGCAACTGGAAGATCAAATGATTGGACTGGAAATTGTCATTGACAACGGCGTGTATTTCTGCTACAATAGTCGAGACAAACAGTTTATTTGTCAAGGTACTGATGCTCGCGAAATCATTGATAGATTTCAAATACGCTATCCCAACAAGATAGCGTATCTTGCTGGAGAACCAGAAGATCCGGTAATACAAAATTTGGTAGAACAGTTGATAAAGTTAAAAGATGAAACTAGCCCTAGCCAGTGATTTACATGTAGAATTTGGAGATATTGTTCTTAAAAATGAAGACAATGCTGATCTCTTGATTCTGGCTGGCGATATTGTCATGCTCAAAGATTTGGACAAACAAAGTGAACGTGGTGAGCGTGCAAGAAATTTTTTTCTGCGTGTGAGTCGTGACTTTCCGCAGAGCTTGTATGTGATGGGCAACCACGAACATTACTCCGGTGACTTTGCCAAAGGTGCAGAACGTTTTCACGCATTCTGTGATGACCATGAGATTGCCAACATCACGTTGTTGGACAAATCCACAGTGACAATCAATGGCTACGAGTTCATTGGTGGAACCTTGTGGACAGACTTCAATGACCAGGACTCATTCACCATGTACAATGCTGAACGTGCCATGAATGACTACCAAGCAGTGAAGAATACCAATGATCGAGTGAGTTGGAAATTTTTGCCCAAGCATGCTCTAAGTGATCACACACAGATGCGTGACTATTTGCAAGTATGTATGGAGAATTATAAAGAGAGTGGTCGTACAGATAACAAAATTGTTGTGATCACACATCATGCACCAAGCCCGTTGAGTGTACATGAAAAGTATGCCAGTGATCGCTTGATGAATGGCAACTTTTACTCCAATATGGATCAGTTCATCTTGGACAATCCACAGATTCAACTATGGGTACATGGACACATGCATGATCCATTTGACTATGGCATTGGCGGTACTAGAGTGGTGTGCAATCCAAGAGGCTACATTCAATATGAGCAACGAGCACAAGAATTTGAAATCAAATACATTGACCTACATTGACCTGCGGAGTAACGTAATGCGTAAATGGATAAAATATTCTGGCGTCAGCATCAACTTGAACCTAAACCCGTGCCATTGGTATGTGATGCCATTTGCTCGCCGAGAGCACAACAATGAATGGGGTTCGCCCTGGCGCCAGTGGAGAACAGGGTGGTTATTCCTCACGGTATTATTGTATTTGGATGATGGGAGTTGGTAATGAATAAAAAATTAACAGATTTAGCACTACAAGTAGGCGGCAGTCACTACCCGGCAGTGAGTCGTGGCTATTTGCCATTGACTATAAAATTAGTGGCAGAGGATGCTGTGCGCAGTTTGCAGGACAACGGCTACGATGATGCCGCCGAAGTGTTGCATCAGTATTTCAAGACCTATGAATAGTCGTAGACCTGCTCAAGGTCAACGTGGCCTGCTGATTCGTGGCATGAATGGCCAGATATGGTTTCGCCAGTATGATGACAATCATGACTTTGTGGACTATGATATCACACACTATGATTGTGAAATTGAAATTGTAGATTCCAGTGCTGAACTGATCCGCAGTGAACACGGCGACATTTTGGATTACACCAGAGAAGCAATGGGAATTGTAAAATGAACTCAAAGATTCATGAACTCAAACAACATGCGGGTATTGATCACAACCCAGATCAAAAAGGCCTGGATCTTTTTGCTAGACTCATTGCGGAAGAATGTGCTACAATAGCTCAAACAGGGCTGGCTCCTGCCGCGGCACAAGTAATAAAACAAACCTTTGGAATAGAACAATGAACCAACTGATTCAACAACTTGCTGAGGAAGCTAGACTTATTACTGTCAACGGACAAACACGTTATGCCCTGGCTGATGAATTTGAACAACGGTTTGCTGAGTTAGTTGTGCAGGAATGTATCAATGCGTGTGGCTCTGACTTTGGTACTGAATTGATCAAGAAACATTTTGGAGTTGAACAATGAAAGTATGGATATCAAACTATCGTAATCACTGGTTGAGTCCCTACACCATATTGGAACGTGTGTTGTTCTGGCTGGATTGGGACAAGATTGATTATGATGAACCCTGGGTCAAGCGTTGGGCCAATCGGTTGGAACCTGCGTGTAAAGTGCTACAGTGGATCAGTGAGCGAGTGCGTCCAAGATTTGAATATGTAAAACTTGATCGCTGGGACACTTGGTCAATGGACTCAACCCTGGCCACAATCATTGTGCCCATGCTTCAACAACTACAGGCAACCAAACACGGTGCGCCCATGGTGGATGATGAAGATGTTCCAGAAGAACTACGCAGTACATCTGCACCCGCTACAGAAAATGAGTGGGACACAGATGCCAATCACTTTCTACGTTGGGATTGGGTGTTGGCCGAGATGATTTGGGCATTTGAACAAAAAGTTGCGGACGATGATGAAAGCAAATTCTTTGATCACAGTGAGTGTGGTGACATTACGGACTTTGTCAAGGATCCCAACAGTTACCTTGACAAAAGCCGAGTTGATTGGGACGGATTGAAACAGCATCAAGAACGCAAACAAAATGGCTTCCGTTTGTTTGGAAAATACTACCAAGCATTATGGAATTGATTTGACCAAGAAAAAAAGCAATCTCGCCGACGGTCGCAACAGTTTTGACGTTGCGGTTGGCAATGTAGTAGTTGAGTTCTTCAACAAAAACGTTACACCATATCCTATCGAGGTAGGTGGTCCCAAGTTTGACCTAATTCCTGTGGAAAAACAAAAGGACATCATGGTCAATGTTGCCCGTATGCATGCTCAACAAGAATACAACAGAATTACCGAATTGGTTGAAGTTCTACAACGACAGGCCGCTGACCTCAAACGTAGATTGGACATCACAGACATGGTACATGCAGCCCGTTATGAGTTCCAAATCTACCATGGCCAAACCTATTGGTTGGTCAACGACACCCGACGAGGCGGAACCAGATTGACTCATAATGGACCCGAGGATTGGACCACTGGTGCTCCTGAGGAATACGACTATATTTGCCAGGTCAAATGGTTGGGTGACTACACCTGGATTGAAGTTGACCACAATGGCAATAGTGTGCTATAATAGCATATCCAATAACAACAAGGTAGATATGTACAACGAGATTGACGACAACATGGGTTATCCAATACCGCTGAAGATACGCAGACGTTGGATCAACATCAACAGCATGACTTTTTTAATGAAGTGGATCAGCACAGCAATTATGCTGACTGCAGCCGTGGCCATTGTCAACGATTGGAAGCCCTACACTATCTGGTTGTTGAACGCAGGCAGTGTGAGCTGGTTGATTACCAGCATCTTGTGGCGTGAATGGAGTTTGATTGTGGTCAATGCTGCCTTGTTGGCAGTTTACGGTTATGGTTTAATAAAGGTATTATAGAATGCCCGGAAAACAAGTGTTTAAACAACTGGTAGACTTTCATGACCAGGCCCTGGCCCAAGCAGGAAAAACGCATAAAACTATCAATCAAGATGATTACGAACAGTGGCGCAAAGATTTTATTTGGGAAGCCTTGCACGGCATACGATATGGACAAAGTTTTTGCAACCACTTTGGCATAACAGACAATCACTTGTATTACAACACTGGCAGCATTGAGTGGGCCAACGACTATATCAGGAAACAGTACATTGCAAGATGATGCGTTTAAATATCCTGTTGTGGTTCCTTGGAGTGCTCGGTTAGACACTGTGTCGGCCTGGAACGAAATATGTGCTCAAGGCATGGAAATGTTTGGCTTGCCAGGCGGACGTTACATTACAGATGCCAATATCACAGACATAACTTGGTATTTTCGAGATCCACAAGATGCACTCTTAATGACACTTAAATTTTCAGAGGTATTGACATGAAACATCCTACATCACTGTATTTTGCCTATGGCGCTAATATCAACTCAGACGACATGGCCAGACGTTGTCCACTCGCCGAGCCTGTTGGCGCATTTGAACTGTACCACTGGCAATTAGAACTGTACTGTCATGCTACCATTGAACCAAAACAAAATACCAGCGTACACGGAGTACTTTGGCAACTCACACGCGAATGTGAACAAGCATTGGATCGTTTTGAAGGGTATCCTAGCTACTATACCAAACGTACTTGGAATCAAGGCGGCCAGCGGTTTTTCTTCTATGAAATGACTGATCCCAAATCAGGAACTCCTTCACCGGGATACATAGGTGGAATAGCTCAGGGATATGACCAGTGGCGGCTGCCGCAAGCAAAGTTAAAGGATGCTCTTGACAGAACCTATGACACACGGCGTGGCAATCGAGAATACATCAGCGGCTAATGATACAAGATAAACCTCTAACCCGAGAAAAAACCAGTTTCAATCATGCCACTGAGATAGTCAAACCTTTTGGCATGTTGGAATCAGTGTTAGACTGGTGCAAGAGTGAACTACAAGATGACTGGCGTTGGCAACTGGTACAAACCAGTTCGGATATCAAACCCGGACGTTATATATTCTACTTTGACGACGAGCGTGATTATTTGGCCTTTGTAATGAAATGGAGATAGTGTGACTGTAGATAATTTTGTAGTATTAGACAGTGTGTATGGTAAATTTATTGTGCCCAGGACCTGTTTGTTTCAAGCAGAGGCTTTGGTCAAAACAGGCCGCACTCACATTGAAAGTGAATTGAACAATATCTTTGCTATTGTTGATACCTTGCCCCCAGATGCAGTTATAGTGGATGGCGGAGCCAACATTGGATTTTTTACTGTGCCAGTGGCCAATAGAACGCAGGACCGTGGAACAAGAATCATCAGCTTTGAACCACAGCGTCAACTATTCCAGGCCTTGGGCGGAAGCCTAGCTGTCAACGGATACCGTCATGTGTATCTCCACAACCGTGGACTGGGTGCAGAGCCTGGCATTGCACAACTACCCGCAGTAGACTACAGCATAGCTCAAGACTTTGGTACTGTGTCTCTTAGTGATCAAACCACAGAGGATGAACATGGGTGGATGGCAGATCGTGTGGTAAACATTACCAGCATCGATGCAATGGCATTGCCCAGATTGGATTTTTTTAAATTAGACGTAGAAGGCTATGAAATCCCAGCACTCACAGGAGCACTCGAAACTATTCGACAACATCGTCCTTGGATCTGGGTTGAATATTTTATTACCGGAGTAGACCCAATCAAACAGGTCCTGGCTGACATCGACAACTATGAGTTTTTCGTAGTGGACTACCAAAATATGCTGTGTGTGCCCAAAGAAAAACAAGGCACTATAACTATTTTGGCTGATCCAGCATAGGTTGACCAAAAATTGCCGGTTTGTTATAATTATTGAACATTAATTAACTCAAGGTCAAGCATGAACGAATACATACCACAAGACCTAAGAAACTATCGATTCATTGGAGAAGAAGCCGAAGCTCTTGGAACCAGATTAGATTCGGCTAGATTGGCATTGGAAAATTCTCAATCCGAGTGGGCTCAGAAGCATTGGCAACAGGTTGTTGATCGACTGTTGTTTCAGTGGAAATCATTGCCGGCCTTGCACGATGGTGCAGCTTCAATGAGTGTTATTCCTCGCTGGACCATTGATTATGATTTTTTCAGTGTAGGTAGCGAATCTGAAGGTTATACATTCACAGACAAAATATTTGATCAAATCTTTAGGACCAGTTTGGACGAATCATGGGATCGTGTGAGAGAGTCACGATTGGCCAGAGCACAGTATTAAGGAATATCAAGATGCAAGACGCAGTTTACAGAGATTACAATGGGAAAAAATTCGTAGTAAAAATAGTGAACCATACTGCCACAGGGTCATGGGTACACTATCAAGCCATGGGCACAGACCAGGAATACAGTTGTTTGATTGGTGCATTCGACGAACGTTTTACAAAGGTAGAAAAATGATCACAGAAGAACGCGAAATGATTGTGCAAGCAGTGTTGGAAGGTGCGTTGGCCGCTGACTATTTGACTGTGGCGGAAGTAGAAGGTCTTGAATTGTTGGTATTTGATGCTGCCATGGAACGTCAGTTAGAAGAAGCCATGCTGGCAGGCAAAGCAGTGTTTTGGGGCCTAGACGGAGATCCACTACAGTGAACTATCAGTTTGTTTCGACAAAACCTGGCGCCTATCAAGAAGATAGAAAAGCTGAAATTAAAAATTACAATTTACCAATTTTACAATACATGTACATGGGTAATTGTGAAACTCCATTGGAATGTCTTATTACAAAGACTCCTGGGTTTATAGCAGTAAATGATTTTGTAACCGGACGTCAAAAAACAAGGTTTAGATTGGATTTTAATCATATTAGACAACGTGCCAGCGAAAATAGACATGCAGGCCATTCCGTTGATAAAGGCTCAAGAGTTCCTAGCGGAATTTTTAGAGAAACTAGATTTGACAATGACTTAAGATATCTTTTTGAGTTTATGACCATCATGCCAATATCCACTGAGTATCATAGTTATATCAGCCAAGACAGTGCCAAAGGTGACATTACTTTGACAAATTTTAAAAAAGAATATTGGCCATGGGTATTACAATCTAAAAAAAATTATAACGACTTTTGTGGCGATTATGATCTCAATGGAGTTAAATATGAAGAATTTATTGATCATCTAAGTCATATACATTATCCGTCCATAAACGACCGACTTCGTTACGATTATTACACAAGAACTTTTACCCTAGTATGACTCAATTAAAACTATTGATAGAAAATTATCAACCTACAACCTATACGCGAGTAAAACGTAGCGAACAAACTCACCGGGAAAGTGCAGAACTTGCCGAACAAGAAATTTCCAGGTTGTTGAGCTTATACCAACATCAGCAAACACTTCAAGAAAAACGACTGGTACGAGATGCGATCGACCATTGGTTGCGTCGATATCACAGCTATGTAATTGGCGGCGGTATCGGCAGTCACTATGTTGAAGTTGGGGTAAATCTCAAATCTTGTATTTTTGAACATATTATCCCGGCCCGAGATGCTTTGGATATGTTGTTGCAAGGAATTATGACTGTGAGCCAGGCTATGAATATCCCTACTTGTTTGATTAACAAAGATAACGATCAAATTCTGCGTGAATCGGGACTGTCTCAGTCTAGCCCCGATTACTGGTTATTTTTTCAACGCTATGCAGTGTTGGATTCGCAATTTGCCACACACGATGGCACACCAATAAATCCGTTGACTTGGACCTTGGAAAAACATTATAATTATTTTCAAAATGACCGATAATTACCTAGAAACCATACGTACCAAGTACGATATCAAGGACCACGTAGAAACACCTGTGTCCATCCCCAAGTTGCCCACAGAAGGCATTGTGCTGATTGTGGGCACATCAGGTTCGGGTAAAACCACAATTCTTCGAACTGTGGACAACCCAAAGCCAGTGGTGATTGATAACACCAAGACAGTGATTGAAAACTTTAGCACAGCCGAACGTGGCGAAGAGTTATTGCTGGCCTGCGGATTACGAACCATACCCGCTTGGTTCCGTGCACCAACAACACTGAGCAACGGTGAGTATCACAGATTTGAAATTGCCGTAGGACTGGATCAAGGTCATTCAATCATTGATGAGTTTACGTCAGTGGTGGATCGAGACACTGCCAAAAGTCTTGCGCTAAGTGTTAGAAAGTTTTATGATCGACGCGGCAATACAGAACCATTGTATATTGCTTCATGTCACAGAGACATAGTAGAATGGTTAGACCCGGACTACGTATATGACACGGATCTCTGTGTCTTAGAAGCCAGGAGGTCACTTTTTCGATTGGGGACCCGACCAGAACTTACATTCACCATCCGAAGCACAAGTTCGAACTATTGGAAATATTTTAGCCGTTTTCACTATTTAGATAGTGCCATTAGTAAATCAGCTCATTACTACGTTTTACTCTTGGGCAACAAACCCATTGGGTTTCATGCTGCTATTCACAGTACCAATCGTGACATTCACTCATACTGGCGGGGCCATAGAACTGTAATACTACCAGAGTTTCAGGGCATGGGCATAGGTACAGCATTTTCCGATGCCATAGCCCAAATCTATGTTGATCGTGGACTGCGTTACTTTAGCAAAACTGCTCACCCAAGTTTTGGAGAGCATCGTGAGAAATCTGATCTATGGCGGCCTACCTCAACCAATCGACAGTCACGCAAAGGCAGTTATCTAAACAAAGATGGCTCAGTACGCCGAATGCCCGGCTATGGTGGCACTACCACTGCCCGCGATGCTGCCCGTGTTTGCTACAGCCACGAATACATTGGTAAAAAATCTCCTTAACAATCAATGACTTAGCAACCCATACAAAATGGTTGACCAAAAACCTGCCTTTTGCTATAATATTACTATAGTCAAGAAATAGGAAAAATACAATGTTTGGAATTAACAGAAACACAATCCTTGTGGTGTTGGTATCAGTATTGTTTTTATGTGGTAGCACATTTTTAGGCTATTGTGTTGGCTGGACCCGAGGCTACGATGAAGGTAGCAAGGCAGTGATGTATTTTTACAAACAAAGCACGGTTGACAAAAACAACAAATCAAAGGAATTGGCAAATGATTAAGTTTGTGGCAGGTGTAGTAGTTGGTATTGCAATCTGTACCGTGGGCTTCTCGGGTATGGCTCGCATGTTGGACAACGGTGTAAACAAAGTTCAAGAAATCACAAAGGAAGCATCAAAATGAAAATTCAATATCCAGAAAAATCAGCTCTTTGGGCAGTGGTCATTGTAGCGATGGTGATCATTGCGGCACTGTCAGGCTGTGGCACCATAGCTGGTGCAGGCAAGGACATTACCCGAGCATCAGAATGGACTCAGGAAAAAATAGGTGGCTCTACCAAGTAATTTGGCGAACCAAAAGGATATGTTATGGTTGACTACAATAGTCAAATCAGCTATAATATATGTATATGCTTGGAAATTGAGCATATTGGCAACACAGCAAGTAGGCAACAAACTTTATTTTAAACACTAGAAAGGCAACACAAAATGGCAACAGTAGAAAAAACATTCACAGTGGCAGGTACAGCAACCAACGCAGACGGCACAGTAAAAGCTCGTTTTGCCAATGACTTGGTAGCACGTATCAAGATTTTGAACAAAGCAGGTTGTACTGATATCAACCTAATGGAATTGCCAACAGCAATGACCAAGTTAGAGGCTCTACAGTATATCCAGTCACAGGGTGTAACTGGTGATGCAGGTTATGCAGTAGCCAACAAGTTGGCCGAGAAAACAAAGATTGCCAAGCGTGATCAAGTCAAGATCGGTTCCAAGACAAAGGTAGCTGACGAAGCGTAATCAACTACGTGACAGCAACAGCGGCATCCGAGGGTGCCGCTTTTTCTTGATCGGAATAAGTATTGTAACCCAACAACCTTATGTCCATCAGCACCCAACGCCACGGCGAACCTTTGTACCTAGTGATCATGCGAGACCCAAAAGCCTCTGAGCTGTTCAAGTCCTGGATTGCCGATAACCGTATCAAAAACTGCCAAATCACCGAAAACAAAATGTACCTTTACGACCAACACAGTCTAAACACGTTCATGGTCACCTGGACCGAATGGACCAACTTGGTGATCTGGGATTGTTGGAATCGACGACATATCTACATCTAAATCGTTGACACGCAGAAATTTTCCTGTATACTAGTAAAGTGTCTAAATAGACACACACATTAGAAAAGGAAACAACATGTCACAAAATCATGACGCAATCAAAACAGCATTCGAAACATACATTTCTGAGAACGAAAAGTTCACAGGCAAAGGTGTAAAAGCCGCAGCGGCCCGTGCTAGAAAAGCTCTACAAGAAATGTCAAAAGCAATCAAAGAGCGTCGCAAAGAAATCACAGCAGAAAAAGAAGCATTGACTGTCGCCAAGTAATATGTCAGTGGTGCTCAACCCAACTGCCAGTGTCACTGATACTATAACTGTCAGTAGTACTGGCGGTCCTTACGCATTCAACGGAGCCACTGGTATTTCAGTTCCGTGGACCGACACCAGTAGCAATACCGTTACTCTAAATACTGGTTGGAATACTGGAACATCGGGCAAGATCAAACTTGAGGGCGATAATGCTGATATCGAAGTCAACGGCAAAAGTTTGATGGGCATGATCAACGCCATTGAGCAACGTCTAAACATTTTGAAACCAAATTCAGCGTTAGAATTAGAATGGGCAGAACTTCGAGCATTGGGTGATCAATATCGAGCATTGGAAGCCGATATTGAAGCCAAGATGAAAACCTGGAATGCTATAGCCAAATAGATTGACCATTATAGGTGTTTAGTGTATAATAGCAGTATATTGTCGTTAAACACCTATATAATGGCAAAAAGTAGTAGAAAAAGAGCGATTTTTAGCTCAAGAGTGCAGTGGGTACTAAGTATTTGTGCATGTGGTAAAAACAATCTAGCTGATCTTTAGGATACAGCAGAAGATCACAATCTTAGAACCACAGCACCTCGGCTGTTTATACCGAGCAAAAAAGTAAACATAGGTACAGTGGTTGGGGTTTGTCCAAACTTTAATTGCTGTTTCGAAAGAGACCGTCGGAACGTCTCTTCGTTGACAACTAGTATTGATTGTGCTTGTAGCATTTAGGACAAAGAGCACAGTCCAAGAGAGTATGCCAAAGAAGGCCACCGAGTCTCGCTATCTATATCTCTCATTGTCAATGCGCTCATCCTGAGCACCTCCGCTGAAGAGCCCAGTATGGTTCAAAGGAGAATGACATGACTTCAAAGTCAAGTAAACAACCAGCAGTAGATTTAAAAATATGGGCAGTTAAAACTTTTGGTTTTTTCTGTGTGATGTTTGCAGTGGTCATAGTAACCACTATCAAATTAGATGAATTGGCCAGCAAAAATGATGCATGGCGTCAAGGATTTGTTTCAGCAGAAGACCGTACACGGCAGTTGAAATGTATGACCCAGAACATTTACTGGGAAGCCGCTAGTGAGCCGTTTGAAGGCAAAGTAGCAGTGGCACAGGTAACCATGAATCGCGTAGCAGACGGGCGTTTTGCCAATGATGTATGCGGTGTGGTTTATCAAAAGAATGTATTTTACGACCGAGTAGTTTGTCAATTTTCATGGTATTGTGAAGGTACTCACAGAGTCCGTCCTATACATCAGGCTTTATGGCGTGAGTCAGAGGAAGTGGCCAAAAAAGTCATGATGGAAGGATTTCGTTTACCCTCAATGAAGAAAGCTCTGTACTATCACGCAGACTACATAAATCCTCAATGGGGCAAGCCAAAGATCGACAAAATTGGCAGACATATATTTTACAGTGAAAAAGGTGCACGCATATGATTTCATTCAAAGAACGGGCTAATGCTTGGTTAGCTGAAAATTTACCAAAAGTAGGTGCAGATACATTGGGCTGGTTGGCAGTGATTTTGATTCATTGTGCCACAATACCTACCTTGTTGGCCTTGCTCACAGGACTCAGTGACAATGTACCCAACTTGGACATTGTGCTGTTTATGTGGGCTGGATTGGTCCTGCTGTTTGTCAGATCAGTGGTCATGAAAGATACTCTAAACATTATCACAATTGGAACAGGCTTTATTGTTCAGGCTGTGATAATGGCCATGATCTTGTTCAAATAATTTTGATCCAACTTTAAAAGAAATTCTATGACTTATGTAGTAACTGAATCCTGTATCATGTGCAAGCACACTGACTGTGTGGATGTGTGTCCTGTGGATTGCTTCAAAGCAGGTCCAAATTTTTTAGTGATTGATCCCACAGAATGTATTGATTGTGCAGTGTGTGTGCCAGAGTGTCCTGTGGATGCAATTTACGCAGAGGATGCTGTGCCCGACGATCAACAACACTTTATTGAGCTCAATGCCGAACTCAGTGAGTTGTGGCCTGTGTTGAGCAAACGGGTGCCAGCGCCTGCAGATGCAGAACACTGGGCTACTGTTATCAGCAAACTACATCTGTTGGACAGAGGTTGACCAAAAACTCCTATTTTGCTATAATATTAGTATAGTAAATAGGAGTTATCTATATGTCTTTTCATCTTGAAGGTCCATGGTTAAGCACCACAGGCAAGAAGAAAGGTCCAAAGAAATGGGCCAGCTCTGAGGCCAAAGCACATGCAGAACGTTTGGCACGTGAGTGGCGTGATCGTGAAGCAGAGTGGAAAAAACTAGCACCCAAATTCAGCACAAGAAACAACACTGCTCGGTCTAATAAACCTTTGGAGCCAAAGCACACCACTCCATTGGTCAGTTCTGGGCCCAAAATACCTCCTGGTAGAGAAACTCCCAAAATTAACAGCGTAGACACAGGTTGGGTAACTTGTAGCAAACCCACTGACAAAGAGTACACAGGTACCAAAGTCAAAGGTATCGGTACCATGCACAAGTCAAATGCTGTGCCTATTTTCTCAGATGAAGAGGCAATTGAAATAAGTACAATGCGACGCTAATACAAAGGAAAACAATGACCGCAGAAAGTACACAACAGTAACAATGGCCAAAGAAGAAGGATTTCGGATGGATGGGCAAATAATTGACGTATTGCCCAATGCTATGTTTAGAGTCAAAATAGAAAATCTTGATCAACCCGTAACTGGAGTTATATCGGGTAAAATGCGTCAACACAATATCAAAATATTGTTGGGTGACACAGTAGAAATAGAATTCAGTCCATACGATCTAACTCGTGGACGAATCACTCGCAGAAGATAAGTACTAGATCATGAGAGAAGAAATCAACCTAATTGAAGCCAGCACTCGTCCAGCCAAACTGGAAACAACACCATTGCCCTACGGAGAACAGGACCTAGAGCCAGTGCTCAGCAAAGAAAGCCTAGAGTATCATTATGGACATTTGGCCAAAGGCTATGCCAAACGCTACAATGCCGGTGAAGGCAATGCTGATTTCAACCGTGCTGGTAGTTTTTTGCACAACAAATTTTTCCCACAACTACGTGCTCCAAAAGGTGCAAACAAACCACGTGGAGCTGTACTGGAACTGATTGAATCTAACTTCAAGACCTATGAAGATTTCAAACAAGCAGTCAAAGAAACAGCCATGAAAATTCAAGGTTCTGGATGGGTATATTTGAGTACATCAGGAACAATTAAAACCATACCCAATCATCAGGTTCGTACAGATATATGCGTGCTTATTGATTGGTGGGAACATGTATGGGCCACTGACTATCAGTGGGACAAAGAACGTTACTTAGACAATATCTGGAAGATTATTGACTGGGACGTTTGCAACCAACGCCTGTAATTTCAAGTCACAGCTATAGCAAACTCTGGTAAATACTTGCCAGAGGACTCTAATCTATGGCTCAACAAATAATCAATGTAGGAACAGCACCCAATGATGGACTGGGCGATCCTATACGTACTTCTTTTATCAAATGCAACACCAATTTTAGCGAACTATTCAGTCGTGTGCAAACAACTCCACCAGCAACGCCTACTGGAACTATTGGTGACAGTGCTGGAATGATTGCATATGACAACATTTATTTTTACGTCTGCGTAGCCGATTTTGACGAAACCACAGAAATCTGGCGCCGTGTAGCGTTTGACCCTACCTGGTAAGTAAATGGCTCAACCTATTTGGATTACTCCTGCTGGTAGTTTAGGAACCATACCCGAAGGTATATTCTATCAAACCAATATGTTGGCTGACACTGCCACAGTGGCTATCAACACTTGCACAGCAACATCATCCTCTACCAATCTTATTACCTGTGACAGCACTGCCAATATTTGGCCAGGACTCAATGTAATATTTTCAGGTGGATTGTTTGGCGGAGTAAGTCCTGCTGTCAGATATTTTGTGTTGGCGGTGGTTGATAGCACACATTTTTCGATTGCACCATTTGAATACTCTACGGTTCCAATTGCACTGACCACGGGCTCAGGATCAATGACCGCTACCTTTACTCAGCATGTGTTGTTTACTATACAGGCTGGAGCACTACCATCCGGAATACAAATTGCCGACAATGGTCTAATTGAAGGTATACCCAAGGCTGTGGCCAGTATTCAAGGAGTTCCTTCACAGGTGTCAGAAGACGTTACCAGTAAATTTACTGTGAGAGCATACACTCGATCCAGAGTAGGAACTCTGGATCGCATCAACGATAGAACGTTCACATTAACAATTACAGGACAGGATGCCCCAGAGTGGATTACTCCGGCTGGACAAATTGCCCAGGAATACGACGGTCAACAGATTGTTCCAATACAAGTTGAATACACCGACGTTGACCCATCAGACACTGTGATTGTGTCTCTCAAAGCAGGATTGTTGCCACCTGGATTGACTGTCAGTGCTGACGGATTGATTTCGGGATTTATTACTCCGTTGAGTCCGGTGGAAGCCACAGCTGGGTTCAGTCGTGATGGACAAGGCTATGCCGAATATCCATTTGATTTCTCAACACAAAGCGTTGATGCTAACTACGAATTTGTACTGGAGCTATCAGATGGTAAAAGTAGCAATTTGAGAACTTTTAGTATTTTTGTTTACAGCAAGGATTCATTAACAGCGGATACCACAACTATCACAGCTGACAATACATTTATCACAGCCGATGTCAGTCCAGTGCGTGTGCCATTCATTGTGAGTCCAGCAGTTGGCAGTATTGGAACAGTGCGTAACAACAACTTCTTTGCTGTGCAATTTGTGGGTCTTGACCTCGACGGCGACCAAGTTGAATATGACCTTGGATACGACATTGGAGATTCAACCACAATTCCGGGACTTACATTGGATCCTGGCACTGGATGGTTATACGGTTACATTCCTTCGTTGGGGCTAACCGACAATACCTATAACTTTTACATACGAGTTTATAAAAAAGACAATCCGGCAATTATCAGTAACGAATACAATTATTCGTTGACTATAGTTGGACCGATTGACACAGAGGTAACCTGGCTCACCAACAGTGATTTAGGCACAATTGTCAATGGCGCTACCAGTACACTGTATGTATTGGCAACCAACATAGCCGGTATACCAGTACAATATCAATTAGAATCTGGGAGCACCAGTAGTCTTCCACAAGGACTACAATTATTGCCATCAGGTGAAATTGCTGGCCGAGTGAGTTTTGATACATTTGCATTGGATTTAGGAACCACAACATTTGATGTTACATCAAATGATCTTGCGGTAACTGGTCAAAATACAGAAACTACATTTGACATGAGTCATACATTTACCGTAAACGCTTACAGTACAGATGGATTGGTAAGTGTATTCAAAACGTTTACAATCACTGTGATTCGAGAATACAACGAGCCATATGAGAATTTATATATTCAAGCTATGCCGCCACTGGCTGATCGAGAATTTATTGACAGTTTGATACAAAATCAAGACATATTCCAGCCGGATCTATTGTATAGACCCACCGATCCAAACTTTGGTCGTGCTACACAAGTGATCTATGAACATGCGTTTGGATTGACAGCCAGCACCATAGAAGACTACTACAGTAGTTTGTACGAAAATCATTACTGGAAAAATCTTACTCTGGGAGAAATACGGGTAGCTCAAGCAGTGGATGCCAACGGTGTGGTTATCTACGAAGTAGTTTACAGTGCCATACAAGATAATCTGCTAAACAACCAAGGACTGAGCGTCAGCAAACAAGTTACTTTACCTTATCCTATCAATGAAGCAGATTCTACCGAAATAAGCACAGTGTACCCAAACAGTTTGATCAACATGCGTGATCAAGTGATAGACACAGTGGGTCAAATTGCCAATGTATTACCATTGTGGATGACTTCAAAACAGGCCAATGGCCGTGTGCTAGGATTCATACCGTCATGGGTTCTGGCCTATGTCAAACCTGGACACGGTGATCAGATTGCTTATTATGTACGCACCAAGTTTGGTGAACGATTGAATTTGATTGATTTTGAAGTTGATCGTTACGAACTTGACAGATTGTTGAGTCACAACTGGGATCCAGCTGGCGATTCAACCACTGGTGCATGGGAACCTGTTGCTGCCGAAACCACATTTGACCTAGACAATCATTATCAGTTGCCTGCCCTCGACGATTCAAGTTTTGTTTTTGTGGGAGGAACTGGATATGCAGTAGGTGATCGTATCCTTATTTTAGGCAGTCAAGTTGGTGGAGTTGATGTTACCAACAACATAACAATCACTGTAGAACAGGTGGATATCAATGGCACTATCGAACAAGCTCAAGGCACTGGATTTGCACCCCTGTTTAGCACAGGCGATACATATACAAATGTAATAGGTACAAACATCACTGGCTCTGGAACAGGAGCCACTTGGGATATTGAGGTAGTGGGCGCAGATGCTACTACATTTGATGGATCAAGTGTAAGATTTATCGCACCTGTAGATATGTACAGCAACACACAAGAGTACGATAAATACCTTGTATTCCCCAAGAGGACAATTTTAGGATAACTTATGACAAGTGCAATTAACCCAAACAACATCGACGGTACTTACCCAGTAGCCGGACAAGATAACAATTCACAAGGTTTTCGTGATAACTTTACGAATATCAAAACCAACTTCCAGTATGCGGAAGATGAGATTACAGATCTACAAAACAATGCAGTATTAAAATCTGCGCTGTCTGGTACCACTTTAGACAACGACATGTTGGGCAGTGGGCTGAGCAATGCTGTATTAAATGACATGGGCTACAAACTCCTAGACCTTGGTGCCTCGCCGGGATCTTCATTTACTGTTAATTACGCTCTTGGAACATATCAAACAGTAACTCTTAATGTTGCTGCTACTTTTGGCTTTAGTAACTTTCCAGCGGCTGGTGTTGCTGGAGAAGTATACTTACAGGTTACAGTAAATAATCTAGCTCATACTCTAACATTGCCAGCCGTGGTTAGTCAAGGATTGACCGGTATTCAAGGTATCAGTGGACAAATTATCACATTTGGTGCCACAGGTACATACAATTTTAGATTCACAACCAACAATGGTGGCACAACCGTCACTGTATACGATTTAAATCGCCCACTGAATGTTTATACCAATCCATTGTTTTTAACTGGATCTGAAGATTTGGCCGCATCTGGTGCTGCAAGTTTGAGATTGCCAGTGAGCTATTTCTCAACTGCGGCTGCTGAAACAGCAACACTAGCAGCAGGTGTCAACGGACAAATCAAAACTTTTGCAATGTATGCTCGTGTGGGCAATATGGTTATTACTGTGACCAATGCAGGATGGAAAACATCAGGTACAGGCACCATAACATTCGACGCCATCGGTGAAGGTTGTATTTTGCAATACATCAACTCAAAATGGTTTGTGATTGGCAACAACGGTTGCACATTTGCCTGACCAAAATCATTGACTTTGTGTTCACAGTGCTGTAAAATACACACATGGAACATCCTTTACTACCCAGCTTAGACCACATGACCGTGGAAGAGCTGGGTTCTAAAATATCGGAACTCAATAAAAAATTAGGCATTGCTCATCGAACAGGCAATGCTTATCTTTGCAATCAAATCAGGATGGCCATAGAAAGTCATCAGGTCAAGTATCAAGAAAAAACTCAAGCCATGTTCAACAAAGGCAAACCTGGCGATAACTTTGAAGACAAGATAGATATCTCATGAACGTAAGACTGCGTTACTCAACTGTGTTTACTGCTGGTATATTCTACGATGATCAAATGCGTATGAACAACTATCAAGTAAAATTACACATTACTACCAACAGCGAAGAAGGTGAAGATCACAACATTGCGCTGGATCGAATCAAATACTTCCTACACAATCAACTCAACAGCACTGTGTTTATAAACAGTGATGAGTGGGCACAGTGTCAAGCATATGCCGCAGCCGGAATCAACATAACCACATTGCCCGAAGATCCTCTAGACCAAGTGATCGGAATAATGTTATACTGTAAACTCAATGCCATACTGGAATCTAGGATGATCATTGACGAAATAGAAATTTGCAGTGAGCTTGGAGAAAATATTGTGTATTTGCACAATGATCGAGATGCCCAAGGTCCATTTGCTGACACAGGGTGGTGGTCGGAGCCAGAGGCTGTGCATTGCGATTTAACTTTGGTTGACAATGAAAAAACCGTTGAGTTGCCTCACATTGGTGCAGGCTGGAGAGAGCTGGGATTGTGTTGGGACGAAAGTATACTGATCAATGTCAACGATGATAACAAGGTAGTGTTTGCAGATTTTGCCAAAGATGAAACAAAATAACTACGGTGAAATGATTTTTGACCAAGACGATGTGTGTGACTTGATCATGCAAAGTCGTGAAATTGCGTCTTTTCGAAACATGATAGTTGACGCCAGTGTTGATCTAGAAAAAGTATCAATGTTGTTGGATGATATTCCTACAATGATCAAACACAATACGTCAACTGAAAGCATGGAAGAGTTTGATCGCAGACTCCAAAACACTTGGCACATGCCCGAACAGTATCAGCAATTAGACATAGCACAACACATACTGAATTTATGTACCACTGACGCAGAATTACAACGGTGTGGACAGGAGTTGTTGTTGTATCAAGAACGCAACTTGTTTGACCTGTTGCGTTTTTTGAAATATCTAGTGGATGTGATGACTGCTAACAGTGTGATCTGGGGCGTGGGTCGTGGATCAAGTGTGGCCAGTTATGTGTTGTACAAATTAGGAGTTCATAAAATTGATTCCATGTTCTATGAATTAGATGTGGAAGAATTTCTGCGTTAAATACCAGTATTACTAAGGAAATTAAAATGACCAAAAAACAATACCGATCAGCCATGGGCAAAACTGTTGACATGGGCTCACTGTTGTTACAGAATGAAAGCGTAAGAGCGGTTGGCAACATGGGAGTCAATGCCAGAGGTGATGTGATCAATAGCAATAACCGAGTTATTGAACGCAAATCTCGACAAGTTCAACGACAAAATCGTCGTACAACCAATGTAACCAACACTCCAGTATCAACCAGTACAGCAGCCATGAACAAGGTACGGGCCGAAGAATTGTCACCGGTGTTCAGCGAAGATACATTTGCTGATTTACCCGAGGACAACGACGTTGTTGCCAACGATGTTGTTGAAAACCTTGCAACTACCGAAGCTACCGAAACCGTTGCAACTACAGAACCGGTGGCCGCTACACCAGAAAGCCCAGTACTAGGCGGCTTAGCTGGTGCCATTGCCCGTAGTAGAACTGTGCAACAAGAACTTGAAAAAACCCCGCGCCAACTTGCACGACAAACACCCGGCGTTAGAAAACTCTAAGAGGAACTATGAACAAAGCAGCATTTGCACCACATCAAATCAAAAGAGATCAATTACAACCCATCAGAGATTGGGTTGTTGTTACCGAAATGACATTTGAACAACGCACAACCAGTTCTGGGCTTATTTTGTTGAATGACGACGGAACCGGATTGGGCATCAGGCCACGATGGGGTTGTGTGTATGCCACTGGCCCGGATCAACAAGATGTTTGCACAGGACAATGGATCTGTGTAGCACACGGACGTTGGACTCGCGGGGTCGAAGTTGAAGACGAATCAGGAGAAAAAACTCTCCGAAAAATTGACCCAAAAGATATACTGCTGGTTTCAGACCATCCACCACAGGACGACACCATGAGTGATGCTGTCTACGTAGTTGCACAACAATAAATGAGTTTTATCAAACGTTGGGATGTTGATGACATTGCTACTCAACTTCACCGTATGGCATTGGAAGCCAACGATCCTCGCAACGATGGTTGGACGGCAAGTGGTTGCAAAAAAGAAATATATCAAGTAAAATGCTTGATAGAAGACATTTATCAAAAACTTCCGGTCTTTCAAGGCGAGGAAGAATGGGAAAAGGAAAGAGTAGCTGAACTACTCAAACGCAAATGATATTCAACAAAGTTAGAGAACTCAAAGAACAAGGCAAGGTAATTGGCATTACATTCAGCCAATTTGATATGTTGCACGCCGGACATATTGCAATGTTGGCCGAAGCCAAGAATCATTGTGATTACTTGATTGCTGGCCTACAAACGGACGCATCAATTGATCGGCCTGATTCCAAGAACGCACCTATTCAAAGTGTGGTAGAACGACAGATACAATTGGCCGCAGTACGTTATGTAGATGAAATTGTTGTGTACCAAACAGAACAGGATTTGGTTGACTTGTTGTTGATTCTTCCTGTGGATGTGCGTATACTGGGAGTAGAGTATGAAAATCAAAATTACACAGGTAAAAACGAAGGACACATACGTGGTATTCGTCCAATCTTCAATGGTCGTGATCACTCATTCAGTTCCAGCAGTTTGCGTAGGCGTGTAGTAGAAGCAGAAACTTTTCGAAATTCTAAGGAAACAACGCAATGATGCCATTGCCACAAGTAGTAGGACAGTGCGGATGCGGTCGTAGCCCCACAGGCCGGTGCATAGGATGGCACGGATTGACCGAAGAGGGTTATATGGACCGATTAAATTTATGGATTGCCCAACAGGCACAAACAGACAAGGACAACAATGAAAGAACTCTGGACTGAAAAATACAGACCTCGAGACATAGATGGTTATGTGTTTAGAGATCAAGCACAAAAAGATCAAGTAGCTGGCTGGATCAAAGCTGGATCAATACCGCACTTGTTGTTTTCGGGAGCGCCAGGTGTGGGCAAGACTACCTTGGCAAAAATCTTGATCAATCAGTTGGGTATTGACAGCTACGATGTGTTGGAGATCAATGCATCGCGTGAAAACTCGGTGGACACAATCCGTGACAAGATTACAGGATTTGTACAAACTATGCCATTTGGCGAATTTAAGGTGGTGTTGTTGGATGAAGCGGACTATATTTCGCCCAACGGGCAAGCGGCGCTACGTGGCGTCATGGAGACCTATCACGCCAGTGCTAGGTTTATTCTTACTTGTAATTATCCTAATCGTATCATACCAGCTCTCCACAGCAGGTGTCAAGGTTTTCATATTGAACGTGTAGACGTCACTGAGTTCACTGCTAGAATGGCCACTGTGTTGGTCACTGAAAGCATTGAATTTGATTTAGATACCTTGGACAGTTATGTTAAAGCAACTTATCCGGACTTGCGTAAATGCTTGAATATGTGCCAAATGAACAGCCAAGAAGGACGTTTGTCTCCACCCAATGGTGACGAAGGCGGTGCCAAAGATTGGAAACTGGATGCAGTAAACTTGTTCAAGGCCGGCAAGATTACAGAAGCACGCAAACTGATGTGTGCCAGTGTGCGTCCAGAAGAAATGGAAGATGTATTCCGTTGGATGTACGACAACTTAGAACTATGGTCAAAAGCGCCTGAACGTCAGGATCAGGCCATTGTTATTATACGCAATGGCTTGATCAATGTGCCCATGGTAGCAGATCAAGAAATTAATTTATCAGCAACATTAATCGAACTTGCAGGACTCAAATGAGATATTTAATTTTAACTTACTATCGTAAACCTACTGGCCAAATTGACGAAGTCATGGCTGTGAGTAAAAATCTTAAACGCCGTGATCTACAAACAGCCAATGTGATCTTGGACTTTAAGGATCAACAAGTGATATTGGCCAGCATGGGCGATGCACAAGTGCCCAAGGATTGGGACCGAATTGTTGCTTATTATTACCAACACTATGCTCATACCATTGAACGCCTGTTTGAAGAAAATGGACATCCGTTGAATATCAATGGGGAAGAAATTAACAAAGTCAAATGATTTTACCCCAAGGGTTTCATATTGAACCTACCAATATCTGCACATTAAAATGTTCTGAGTGCAGTCGAACAAAATTTTTAAACCAATGGCCAGATCACTGGAAAAATCAATCCCTGGATATTGATGATCTATTAAAATTCTTAGACATTGATCTTGCCCGAGTTCCAATACTTCTTTGCGGCAACTATGGAGATCCAATCTATCATCCGGAGTTTATTGATTTTGTTGCAAAACTCAAAGAAAAAGGTGCGGTGCTTTGTATTGTGACCAACGGAAGTTACAAAAAAGATAGTTGGTGGAAAGAATTATGTAGTTTGTTGTCCGATCAAGATATTGTGCAATTTAGTATTGATGGATCCCCAGAAAATTTTACTCAATATCGAGTCAACGGAGATTGGGAATCTATCGAAGTAGGTATAAAAGCATGTGTGGAATCGCCATGTCAAACTGAGTGGAAATATATACCTTTTGGATACAATGTTGATTCTATGGAAAAAACTCGGTTATTGGCCGAACAAATGAAAGTTGACCGATTTGTTGTGAAACCTAGCAATAGATTTGACCAAGATACTTTATCACATTTAAAAATTACAGATCCTCAATATCTAAGAAATACATATCAGCCGCAGGCGGACTGGAAAACAGCATCAAGTAAAAATTTTACAGTTAATCCCGAATGTTACAACAATAAAAGTCATTATATTTCTGCCGGTGGATACTACAGTGGTTGTTGCAGAATAACCGATTATAATTTTTATTATAAATCACATTTTGGTAAAAATCGGTCCGACTATAATATAAAAAATACCACTATCACTGAAGTATTGTCCCAGCAGAAGACTATACAATTTTATGATTCCATACTTACTGCACCCGAACACGGATGCCAGTTTAATTGTCCCGGTTGACCAGAAACTTCTGATCTGCTATAATAGTAGTATCAAAATAAAACAGCAGGAGCAAGATGCGTAAAAAATTCAAAAATCTAGATCGACTGATCCTCACAGACTGTGACGGAGTTTGTTTGGATTGGGAATATGCGTTCACTATCTGGATGCAAGAACACGGATTTACCGAAGTAGAAGGTAGCAAACTCAACTACGATATGAGCATACGCTACAATATTCCCAAAGAACAAGTTCGAAAACTGATCAAAATTTTCAACGAATCGGCAGCAATTGGATTCTTGCCAGCACAACGTGATGCCATGTTTTACATCAAACGTCTACATGAAGAACTAGGATTCCGTTTTCATGCTATCACCAGTTTGAGTTTGGATCCCAATGCTCAAAAGCTACGTGAGATGAACTTGCACAAGTTGTTTGGACCCACTGCGTTTGAACGAATTGTGTGTTTGGACACGGGTGCTCACAAAGATGAAGCCTTGGAAGAATACGAAGGCACTGGTTGCTGGTGGATCGAAGACAAGCCGGAAAATGCCGAAGCTGGATACCACGCAGGACTGAAATGCCTTCTGATAGAGCACGGTCATAACATGCACTACTACCACGAAGGCATCCAAATTGTCAAAAACTGGAAAGAAATCTACGAATTAATTTCTTCTCAGTCGGCGTAAAGGTGTAACACAGAATCAATGATTCTATGTCGCTGAATGTCTCGATTGTCTAAATGACACACAGCTATACCCTTTACACCTCCTTTCTCTAATCGTGAACAAAGGTCCATCAAACCATTGTTGCCGCGATTACGATCGGCCTGTTCTACGTCGCCCGTGATTACTATTTTTGAGCCTTCGCCGATACGGGTCATCAGCATTTTTACTTGATTGGGAGTTGCGTTCTGCATCTCGTCAGCAATGATAAAACTATCTTTGAAAGTACGTCCACGCATAAATGCCAAGGGAGCAATTTCTATAGTTTGTTCTTCCATCATTTCGGCAATATCCTGTTGTCTGTAATACTCACGCAAGATATCTGTCAATGGCCGAACCCATGGATCCATCTTGGCATTTAAGTCGCCGGGTAAAAATCCATGCTTTTCATCTTCAACACCCACTGCTGGGCGAGTTAACACAATACGTTTGCAATCGCCTTGTCTAAAGGCTTTTACTGCGGCCAGCATAGCCAAATATGTTTTTCCTGTTCCTGCTGGCCCGGCTGTGACCACTATAGACTGATCTTCGGATTGCAAAGCCAATACCAAACGCTCTTGATTCCTTGTGCGTGGCACGATATCAATGGGCTTTTGCTTTATTGGTTTGACCTGATCAAATCTTATGGTATTTTCTTGGTTTGTCATAGTGTTGTTACGACGTTGTGCTTTTGCTGCTCTCTGTCTACTCAAAGTGAACTCCGTTGTAGTTAAGTGTAATCAACTGCAGGGATTACAGTTGATAACATATTTAGGTACTATTTTAAAAAGTTTTATGGGTGTAGATATTGTAAATCTGTGGACTAAGTATTAGACTTGGATGTCAACTAATCCAACTTCTAAAACAGCTACGGTAATACCAAAACCATAAATAACTACATGCGCAACAAAACAAAATTTGACCAACCAATATTCAAAGACGGTTCAGACTATTGGCAAGTGGCTGACAACATCAAAAATATCTACATGAGTGAGGGCAGTTTGCTTACTTTGTTGGACTACGAGCGTGTGTTGGATGAACTTGATCTATATGCTTTTGCCAACTGGGAAATTGGTGAGTTGGTAGCGGGGCCAGAGATTTCCAAATATCGTGTGACATGTACATTTTTATGGCCTGAGAAACTGATGCCAGATCCACGTGGTGCTCGTAGATTGCTACCGTTTGACTGTGATGTAAAATACAAAAAAACCATGATGAAAGTGCCTGTGAAAATTGAAGATCCTTCGGATTACCGTCCGGGCACACACAAAGCAAAGATCATTGAAAAGAAAGTATGGTTGGTAGAAATAACCATGCCCAAGAGCTTGATGAGCGATATACGCACAGGCTCAGTAGAATTGGAAGATCAAGACATTAATCTACAGGACCTAGACGATGCCTATGAGCAGGATCTGGACAAACAAGAATATCAAACAGATGACAACAATGCACAACAACCAACCCCCACTATTTGAAAGCCTAGAATTTAAAGACATGGAAGGCTTGATCAAGCCTACTATTCATGTGGATGAATTCAGTTCAAAAATGGGCGACGATGACGATATCATTGTGGTGAGTTTTTTCCTACGCAATGCGCAAGCTGCCAAAGATCTGATGCAATGGTTTGAAAAAGGCTACGACTTTGTGCTGGATGCAGATCGATCACCGGGTGAAATAAAGCCCAACCGCTACTTGGTCTATGTAGAATTACGCAGACGTAGCACAGCCGGTGGCAATGTTGAAACACTGTTGAGTGACCTAAATACTCTCACAGAGTTTGATGTTGCCGACTGGACCATGCACTACAAAGGCAAGGAAGTTCCATTCTCTCGCGATGAATTTGATGAGTTGGTTCCGTTAACTCCTAGAGCTTATCGTGAACGATACGAAAAAGACCTTAACGAAATGCGTTCAGTGGCTGGTCTACCCACTAAGCGTATCTACGATCCCGAAGACAAAGCACTTCAAGCAATTCAAAGCGCTGCTGGTATCCTTTAATTTTCCATAGCGACATAAACTAGGTATATAATTACCTATGCGATTAAAAAGTTTTGGATGTAGCTTTATTTTTGGCAGTGAACTAGCCGACGATGGCAGAGATGGTCCATATGCTATGCCTAGTCAATTGACTTGGCCTTCACATTTAGCTCAATATTTAGATAAAGATTACCAGTGCTATGCCAGACCAGGCGCTGGAAATTTACAAATACTAGAACAAATTTTAAATCAGGCTGCTGACAACAATAATGTTGATTTGTTTGTTATAGGATGGACGTGGATTGATCGTTTTGATTATTATCCTGCCAATCCAATTACGCCTAGCCGAAGCCCGTGGCGCACTATTATGCCAGTTGACACTGATTCTTTAGCTAAAACATATTATCGTGATTTACATTCTGAGTATCGCGATAAATTTACTTGTTTAAGTTATATTAAATTGACCATTGATACTCTTAATCAAAAAAACATTCCGTTTATTATGACCTACATGGACAATTTACTTTTTGATCAACAGTGGCACACTACACCGGCGGTGATAGATTTACAAGAATATGTAAAACCACATATGACTACGTTTGAAGGGCTCAGTTTCCTAGATTGGAGTCGTATGCATGGTTATCCAGAAACAGCATCATGGCACCCACTGGAAGCAGCCCATGTTGCTGCTGGTAATTATATGATTAAACAATACAAAGGAGTATTATGACACAACGTATATTGATAATGGGCTTGCCTGGTTCAGGAAAAACCTATCTAGCAGGCGCATTGAAGAAGTATCTAGAAGACAATGGTGATTTAGAAAAAATCAACCCTCAACGAATACTAAATTACGAAGGAATTCCAGACTCCAATTTCATGAAGGTAAGAGTAAATTGGTTCAATGCCGACGATGTTCGTAGAAAATTCAATGATTGGGATTTCTCAAACGAAGGTCGTATTCGTCAAAGTCTACGTATGTTGCAATTTGCAGTAGAGTGTTCGGGAGAATTTGTGATCTGTGACTTTGTGGCACCCTTGGTTGAAATGCGCAACAACTTCAAAGCAGACTGGACCATATGGATGGACACTATTGATGCTGGGCGTTTTGAAGATACCAACAAACTGTTTGTAGAACCAGCTGTCTATGACTTCCGAATTACAGAACAAAATGCAGAAAAATGGGCTGAATTTGTGGGCGAGCATATATTAGAAAATCGTCGTAGACCCACCTTTGATTGGCAACAAGAAACTGTACAGATGTTGGGCCGCTGGCAACCTTGGCATGCTGGTCACAGAGCTTTGTTTGAACGTGCCATTGCCAAGACAGGACAGGTAGTCATACAAATACGTGACTGTCAAGGGTGGCAAGGATCTAACCCATTTGCTATAGAACAAGTAAAGAGTTACATACGCAGAGATCTAGATCCTATCTATCAAGGACAGTATGAAATACAGGTCGTGCCCAACATTGTGAATATCACTTACGGACGTGATGTGGGTTATCGAATAGAACAGGAAGTGTTTGATGAAGCAATACATTCAATCAGTGCTACAAAAATTCGTCAAGAGCTGGGCCTTAAATAACGGCGAGACTGCTGTACGCAGTCTTGTCAAAGCCTACAGTTATCGCTGTTGCGGTACATTGACCACTATTGCCATCAGCTATGCTATCACAGGACATTTCATTATGAGCTTAGGCATAGGAGCCACAGAAATGATTGTAAAGCCATTCATTTATTGGTGTCACGAACGTGTGTGGAGTAGAGTTAATTGGGGACGAAACTAAATAGTAGTAGTTAAAGGACTACTATGGAAATCACCCAACAACAGCTACAATCATGTATTGGTAACAATCCTTACATAGAACAATGGTGTGGAGCATTGAACGCTATATTACCCGACTACAGCATCGACACTCCGCAACGTGTGTCTGCTTTCATAGCACAATGCGCACACGAATCCGGTAACTTTCGATTCCTAACAGAAAATTTAAATTATCGTGCTGTAACCTTACGCAAGTTGTTCAGCAAGTATTTCCCCACAGATGAATTGGCACAACAATATGAAAAGAAACCAGAAAAGATTGCCAACAGAATTTATGGTGGCCGCATGGGCAATGGCCCCGAAGAAACAGGAGACGGGTTTAGGTATTGTGGCCGAGGCCTTATCCAGCTTACCGGCCGCAACAACTATGAAAGTTTTGCCGACTCCATTGAATCCACTGCAGAGGAAGTAAGCGAGTACCTGGGTACATTTGAAGGTGCTGTACAATCAGCCTGCTGGTTTTGGGAAACCACCAATCTAAATCAATACGCAGATGCAGACGATATCAGAACAATGACCAAAAAGATCAACGGTGGTTACATTGGTCTTGAAGACAGAATCAAGCATTATGAGCACGCCAAGCATGTGTTTGGAGCCTAACTGATGTGGCAGATACAATGGCTGTTGCAGTTAATTCCAGATTCAATATTTGTCTGGATTACCTATGCATTATTTTTAACAGGCATAGTGCTGTACATTGCCAGTAAACTGGTATCTATTCTGCCATTTGTTGGGCAATACCGACTGATAGCAGAATTGGCCGGTGTTGCTGTGTTGATTATTTCGGCTTATTTCTATGGCGGTATTGAATATCGTCAAATGATCACAGAGTTAAAACAGCGAGTGGTTGTGGCAGAAAAACAAAGTAAAGATGCCAATGTAGCATTGGAAAAGAAAACCCGAGAAAAAGTTCAAGTAATAAAGGAAACAGTGTATGTCAACAAAACAATTATCAAAGAAACTGCTGGTCGTCAAATTGACAGCCAGTGCGTGTTGCCTCGCAGTGCTGTCGGCCTGCACGACAGTGCCAGTGCTAATCAAGTTTCCCGAGGCGCCGACGCCGCTGATGGAACCCCCAGCACAGTTAAAGCCAGTGAGCTCCTCGAAACAGTAGTGGACAACTACGGCACCTGTCACGAAACAGCAGAAAAGCTACGCGGCTGGCAAGAATGGTATCAGACACAGAAGAAAATCTTCGAAAGCATTAAATAATAACACAAACAACAAGGAGCATTGACATGTTAGACACATTATTTTGGGTAGCAGTAGGAGCATTTGTGGGTTGGAATTTTCCACAGCCATTTTGGGCTAAAATTATTCAAGCAAAAATTCAAACAATGATTTCCAAAAAATAACAGACAAATAGGAGCTAGTATGACAGAAGCAGTTAAAAGCGAGAGCGCAAAGAAAAATGAAGATTGGATGAATTCAAAATGGCGTCCAATGATGGGTTGGTCATACATGCTGACCTGTGTAGCAGATTTTGTGTTTTTCCCTATCCTATGGAGCTTGGTACAGGTTATCGGAGGCGGCCGTGTCGAAACACAATGGCAACCTATCACGCTACAGGGTGCAGGACTGTATCACATTGCCATGGGTGCTGTGTTGGGTATCGCGGCCTATGGACGTACCCAGGAAAAGCTGGGCGGTGCCAACAACGGCGGATTGCCTGCCGCAGGAACCACATATACACCACCTGCACCTGTGAGCACACCAGCACCAAGTTTTAGTGCACCAGCACCAACAACAAGTTTTGGTGGCAATAGTTCACAGTTCACAGCAACACCTACCTTTGGCGGCAAGCCAGGCCCAGCACAACCACCACATCCGGAGTTATAATATGAAACATTTATTAGCTGTATTATTAGTAGCCTTTACTTCTGTTGCATTTGCAGAACCACACACAAAAGAAGTATGCAAAGACAAAAAAAATGCCAATGGCCAAGTGGTAAAAGGCAAAGATGGCAAGCCTGTGCAAGTATGCAAAACAATCAAGATACACAAAAAGCACGAAGGCACCAAAGTTCCTGACAAAAAGTAATTATTGACATGTACCTGAAAAGACAGTATAATTAAAGTATACTGTCTTTTTTTATTCAATGAAAAACCATTACGAAACTCTAGGTGTAAAAACCTCTGCTGATGCCGACGAAATCAAACGTGCTTATAGAAAGCTGGCCAGCCAACATCATCCGGACAAGGGTGGAGATGTAAAGAAGTTTCAAGAAATAGAGGAAGCATACCGCACACTGAGCGATCCACAAGCACGAGCGCAGTACGACAATCCACAGCCTAACTTTGGCTCGTTTGGACAACACGGTGGACCGCAGGGCTTTGACTTTGACACAATATTTGACATATTTGGTGCACGCTTTGGACAAGGACAACGCAGGCCACAGCAGGCCAGAATGAGCCTATGGATACAGTTGCGTGATGTAGCACAGGGCGGTCGTAGAACTGTATCCGTGGGCACCCAAACAGGCACACAGGCAGTAGACATTGAAATTCCTCTAGGCATTGATGATGGCGATTCTGTACAGTACCCAGGACTGGCGCCGGGTGGTATGGATTTAATTGTTTCATTTAGAATTCATCCTGATCCGCGTTGGTTTAGGTCAGGTCTTAATTTGACAGCAGAACACACTGCCACGGTGTGGGATTTGATCTTGGGCACCAATGCCAGAATTAGAGACGTGTTGGGCACCGAAATAGTTTTCACTATTCCGCCCATGTGTCAGCCCGGAACCACGCTGCGACTACGAGGACGTGGACTACGCCATAGATCAGGTCAGCAAGGCGATATACTGATCCGGATACAAGGCAGTTTGCCCCCGAAGATTGACTCAGAATTGCTGGATCTGATTCGAATCAAACACACCCAATAAGATTGCGTTATAACGAAATTTCAGTGTATAATAATATATACATACATCAATAACAACAAAGGGCCGTATGCAAAACAATCCTGAAATTGAACAAATTGTTGACGAAGCAGTCAAAATTGCTCGAACCAAGCAACATGAATATGTGCTGACAGAACATGTGTTGTTGGCCATGATTCGTCATGTTGCCTTTCGCAAAGTGTTGGAAAAATACGGCACGGATGTGGTCATGTTTGAAGAAGAATTAGAGGCATACTTAAACAGCCTGGTCAATCTAATCAAACAAGGCGACATACAACCCAAAAAGACCAATGCACTGGAACGTTGTTTTAATCGTGCTCTCACACAGGTGTTGTTCACAGGGCGTCGCAGTGTTACCACAGTGGATCTTTATTTGGCCATGATGTCCGAGACCAACAGTCATGCTCATTACTTCTTGTTGAAGTACGGTGTAAAGAAAGCTGAGTTCGTGGACTTCTACGGCAAGAACTACAACCAAAAGGATGTCAAGCTAAACACTCAGCAGGCCACAGAAGTGTTGGAAGAACACTGTACCAACCTCACAAGATTGGCTCAAGAAAACAAGCTGGAACCCATGATTGGACGCAGTTCAGAATTGGATGAAATGATCACTGTGTTGGCCCGTCGATTCAAGGCCAATGTGCTGATGGTAGGCGATCCTGGTGTGGGCAAAACTGCCATTGTGGATGGCCTAGCACAGGAAATTATAGCAGGACGTGTGCCGGAGTTTCTTCGAGGCCACGAAGTATGGGGATTGGAAATTGGATCTTTGTTGGCAGGCTCAAAATATCGCGGTGAATTTGAAGAGAAATTCAAGCAAGTAATTGGCGCATTGGAAAGCAAAGGCAATTGTATTTTGTTCATTGACGAAGCGCACACCATGAAAGGTGCAGGTGCTGGCAATAATTCAAGCCTGGACTTTGCCAATATGTTGAAGCCAGCCATTACCAAAGGTAGTTTAAAAGTGGTGGCGTCAACCACATGGGAAGAATACTACGAATCATTTGAAAAAGATCGTGCCCTGATGCGTCGTTTCCATAGAGTGTCTGTGGATGAACCCACAGCAGAAGTCACTGAGCAAATTCTCATTGGATTGAGCCCACGCTTGGAAACTTTCCACAATGTGATGATTGACACAGAAGCCATGACTGCTGCTGTGGAATTATCAGGACGTTATATTCATGATCGTAAAAATCCCGACAAATCAATTGATTTGATTGATGGAGCCTGTGCTGGACAACGTGTAAAAGATCAGGGCAATGTGACCATTACAAAAGAAATGATTATGGCACAGTTGTCCCGAGTTGCTAATATTCCCTTGGATAGATTGCAAAATGAACGTTCAGCCAAGATTGTGGATTTGGAATCCAATATCAAGCAAAAGTTGTACGGGCAAGATGCCGCTGTTGATTCTGTGCTAGAGCGTGTGTATATCAACTTCTCAGGCATCGGCAATGAAAACAGACCCATTGCGTCGTTCTTGTTCATGGGTCCAACAGGCACTGGCAAAACAGAATTGGCCAAATTATTAAGTGCAAATTTAGACATGCAGTTGCTGAAATACGACATGAGCGAATATCAAGAAAAGCATACTGTATCCAGTTTGATTGGTGCTCCTCCAGGATATGTGGGCTTTGAAGACGGCAACATAGGTGGCGGCAAGCTGATTTCAGACATTTCAAAAAATCCATTTTCGATCATTCTTTTTGACGAAATTGAAAAGGCTCATCCGGACGTGATCAATATCATGTTGCAGATGTTGGACGAAGGTAGATTGTCCAGTGCCAATGGTAAAACTGTGAATCTAAAGAACTGCATTATTGTTATGACGTCAAATTTGGGTGCCCGTGACAATGAACAAAACAACATTGGTTTTGGACAGAGCCTGGAAAAGACAGGATCAGAAGACCGGGCCATGAAAGAGTTCTTCAAACCTGAATTACGCAATCGTATTGATCAAGTGTGCAAGTTTGTGAAATTAGACCAATTGGCCATCAAAAAGATTGTGATCAAATTTGTGGATCAATTGCAAACAAGTTTGAGTGTCAAAGGCATCCGATTAACGCTCAGCGAAGCAGTGATTGATTTGTTGGCGGAAAAAGGCTACGATCCCAAAATGGGTGCCAGACCATTGTCACGCAAAATTGATGAATTAATTCGCGTGCCACTGAGTAAACGTATTTTGTTTGACCGATTGAGTGACTGTGTGTTGCATGCCGAACTTGACGGTGACGCAGTGACATTTGTGATACAAGAACCTATACCCGTTCCGGTGGTAGATGCGGATGGATACATTGTCCTTGACCCAACAAAGCCCAAACTTTAAGTCCATTGACAGTGATCAATTGTTTTACGATCACTGGCAATACTGCATACGCTTGCGGCTGAATGAAGCCACTGCGTTGCGTAACACCTTGGACATTGAAAAAATCACTGATATACTGAACCACCGAAAACAGTGGCGTGAACGTGTGCGTACTCGCTGGCCACAAAATAACTTTGTGCGCCAACATCAGCCTATTACTGATCAAACTCGTGACGAATTGTATGCGTTTGTTGACTTTTTACAACAGGTAACTGAACCCTACAAAATAGTAATTTCGGTGAATCAATGTTGGATTTACAGCAACAATTCTGTATTGCTGGAACGCATTGGACGTTTGCCTTTTGTGCGTGAGGCAAAGTACACCGAGGCTGTGGTTGTGCGTGCCAAAAATACCATTGCATTGCTCAATCCTCGACATGAATACAGAAGCTATTTCCGCAATGTCAAGCTGACTGCTGGAGAAAAAGATCAACTATTGAATTTCTTTAACAATCAGCCTGACATTAGAATTAGCCCTGCATTAAAAGCATGGTTATCACTGCCTTTTGTACGCACACAGGATTATTTCTTTGTGGACTACAACAACCGCACTTGGTTGACCATGCTGGCATTGATCCGACCGGGATTAATTCGCAAGACCTCACAATTGGTGGCTAAATAAAACACTATGGCAAAAATCAATTCAACCTCTTTAGTTATTACTGTATCAGAAATGGTACGTGACACAGATACAGCTCATGTGTTGTTGACTCCTGAAATGGTTTCTCAACTGGAAGCAGTTGTGCAACAACTAGCGTCGGAAGCTGCAGGCAGTGCTGTTATTGTGGAAGTGCAACAGGCATAATGGCGTTGACCAGTATATTTTTATTGGACAATGTGGTGTCAGGCACACCGTCCGGCAACTACGACGGCAGCTCTGCTGATTTTGACTCTGACGGTGTCAAAGCAGTGGGCTATTATCAAGGACAGGGTGGTATACAAACCCTGGGCATTCGAACTACCAATTTCACAGGCACCATTACCTTGCAGGCCACAATAGACAACGAGTGGCAAACAGCTGACTGGTTTGATATCTATGAATATGGCGACGATAGCACCATCAACGACGGCAGTAGTGCCATAACTGATCATCGTGTGTTTACAGCCACTGGCAATTATGTCTGGGTACGTGCTAGAATCACTGGCTTTGACTCTGGCACCATTAACTTTGTAAACATTGTTTATTGATGCAACAATCAACATTTAGTTTCCAATTAACTCCTACTAATCCTGCAGTGGCCCTGGGATTTGAATGCTGGATCAATGATCAGTGTGTGTTTGACACGGAACATGTTGCAGACTCTGTAATAGTATCAGGTAATTTGCCCGACGACAATGTCGAAACAGATCACACATTAAAAATAGTGTTAAAAAACAAACTGCCAGAGCACACAGCAATATCTGAATCTGGGGAGATACTGCATGATGCGTGTTTGGAAATTGCCAATTTGACATTTGATGATATTGAGTTAGGGCAAATGGTCAACGAGCTTGCTGTGTATGAACACGATTTCAATGGCACACAACCTGTAACAAAAGAGCAATTTTTTGGAACTATTGGTTGCAATGGCACAGTGGCATTGAAATTCACCACGCCGATTTATCTCTGGCTCCTGGAAAACATGTAACGCTAAATACTAGATGCGTACAGTAGTGATATATCCCGGCCGTTTTCATCCTTTTCATCGTGGGCACAAAGCCAGCTATGATTATCTGACCAAGCGTTACGGCGATCGCAATGTATTTGTTGTGAGCAGCGACAAACAAGATCCAGAAACCAGCCCATTTTCTTTTGCAGACAAAATGGCAATGATGACCAAATTGGGCATCAGTCCCGGGCAAATTGCGCAGGTACGTAATCCTTATCAAGCACAAGAAATCCGATCCGAAATAGACGATCCTGAAAATACTGTGTTGATATTTGCTGTGAGTGAAAAAGACATGACCGGTGAAGATGCTAGATTTACATTTGGCACCAAAAAAGACGGCACACCCAGTTACATGCAACCCCTGCCCCTAGACAGCAAGGATCTGCAGAATATGACACAACACGCCTATGTGGCAGTGACACCCACTGTAAACTTCCGAGTACGTGGTGCTGATGCCAATTCAGCCAGTCAGATAAGAAAACAATATATTGCCGGAAATGATTCAGACCGTGATCAAATCATTGCTGATCTTTATGGTGATGTGGACCCAGGAATCCGAGATATATTTGATCTTAAATTAGGCACTGGTCGTCCAGTGGAAATAGTCAGCGAAAGCCGTGCTAGAATTGCTGAAAAAATAACCCAATTACGACAACGCATAGCACAATTAAAAGAAAAAGAATCTGACGACTATTTGGAAGAAAAATGGAGTAAGAAATACAAGAGCTCAATCAATTGTTCAAACCCCAAAGGTTTCAGTCAACGAGCACACTGCGCCGGTCGTAAAAAATAGCCCCACCTGCTGTACTCTTGTAAATATACACACATTTTAACAAAGAGGAAACGATGTCAGACGCAATCACACAATCTCCATTACCACCACAAAACACCATACAAGTCAATGTTGATTTTTTAAAAACTACCAAAGTACATATCTGTATGCCATGCTATGGCGGTAATTTAACTGAGTCAACATTTATGAGTTTTATCAAATGGTCCAATACTGCACGTCAGTTGGGCATTGATTGGACCATGGAAACCATGACCAATGAGTCTCTAATTACTCGTGCCAGAAACACACTCACAGCCAAGTTTTTGACCAACCCCGAATCCACACACTTGATGTTTATTGATGCTGACATTGGCTGGGAGCCATGGCATTTGTTGGTGATGTTGAATGCAGACAAAGACGTAATTGGTGGATTGTACCCAATGAAATCCTTGCCAATCAAATGGTGTGTCAACGGATTTGACGGTGCAAAGGAAGATGGCGCACTGCAAGAAGTATCAAAAACAGGCACAGGATTCCTACTGATCAAGCGTCATGTGTTTGAAAAGCTAAACAAGCATCCACACGTAATTCCATTCAAGAACGACATTGGCTTGCCTCAGGAGCTAGACGCTCACATGAAGACCTACTTTGACACAGGTGTGCGTGAAAATCGCTACTACTCCGAAGACTGGGCATTTTGCGAAAACTGGCGTGATCTAGGTGGAGAAGTATGGGTAGACAAGCGTGTGTTGTTACGTCACTCAGGAACCTATGTGTTCAGCAATGAAAATCAAGAGCAGGCCTATAGAGATCTACATGCAATGGCATTGGCCAATCAATCGGCTGCACAGACTACACAGATTGTGCCAACAATGACCGAACCCGTGACAGCTGCTGAACCCCCGGCGCCGGTCACAGGCAAAGTAATGGCCAGCAAAAAGAAAAAGAAGTAATTCTTTTTTGATTGATCAAAAGAGCCGCCTAATCAGCGGCTTTTTCTTTAAGATGTTATAACAAAAGATCCAATAAATACACTATGAACATCACAGAATTAGATTCCTATAATTTAGCAGATGCTGTTAAATTCAACAACACTTTAAATCCAGTGGTTTGGTCCGGGCAAAAAATGAAACCCGAGGTGCGTGAGCGCCTGTTGGCAATTGCCGAGGATTTTAAAGAATTTCTAGGACTCAGTGACATAGAAGTAAAAGACATTACTGTGTCAGGTAGCAATGCCGGATACACTTACACACCCTATTCAGACATTGATCTACATCTAGTGGTAGATATTCCTCAGGCAGATGCCGATGATGTATATCGCGAACTGTTTGATGCCAAAAAGTATCAGTACAATGATCAACACAACATCACCATTGGCGGCTATGATGTAGAGCTCTATGTAGAAGATGCCCGCAAGCAACCTGTGAGCCAGGGCATATACAGTGTGCTGAACAATGACTGGGTAAAAATTCCACTCAAGCAACGTGCCACTGTCAACGACGAAGCAGTGAAGTCAAAGTATGAAGACATTGGACACAGAATTGAATCTGCTGTGGCTTCTCAGGATGGCGACGCCATTGCAGAGTTGGCAAACAAAATCCGAAACATGCGTCAAGCTGGACTTGATGCACACGGTGAACTGGGTGCTGAAAACCTGGCCTTCAAGATGTTGCGCAATCAAGGCGCAATTAAAAAATTATACAGTGCCAGAGCAGCAGCCAAAGATGCAGAGTTGAGTTTGAATGAACGCCGCAAAAAGAAAGCCAAAAAGAAAAAAGTAAAATACGGCTTTGGTGGATATTGGTATCCCGGATTTGGATTTGCCGGTTCCGGTGAAGCTCCTGCCGACGGTGGAGGAGGCGATGGTGGTGGTGGAGAAAGCATACAGGAATCTGCACCCACCACAGAAGACACTGTCACAGACTTTGTGAACTTTTGTGTTGAAAAATTAGGTATTGAAAACACGCCCCGGATACGTTTCAAACGTGATCCTGTGTGGAGCAAACGCAACCGAACATTTGGCAGCTACAATCATGACACCAATGAATTGATTGTGAGCTTGGCCAATCGCCATGTCATGGACATATTGCGCACAGTAGCACACGAGCTCACACATCAGCGTCAAGGTGAAGTTGCTGACATACCTGACGATGCAGGTGTCACAGGCAGTGAATACGAAAACGAAGCCAATGCTCAAGCTGGTGTGCTGATGCGTGAATACGGACAACTGCACCCTGAATTGTTTGATACTGAGCACACCATGGAAGCCACTTACAGTTTGGGCTCAAGCAAGATGTTCCAACGCGGCGACGGTGTAATTGATAACTATGGTCTCAAAATGTTGCCCAAGGGCGGAACTGTGATTCAACAGGTTGGTCACATGGTCACCATCACAGACGCTGACACAGGTGAAACTGTGAGATTGCCGGCCAACATGCTGGTACCTTTCAAACCTCGCCGAAAGCCCACACAAGAGGGTGTAAAAGAAAAGTTAGGTGCAATAGCAGCAGCCGCATGCATAGCAGGTACTCCTGGCTGTGCTACTACAACTGCTGGCACTGTTCGAGATGCACAAACAGCGGCACGCACAGCACAAACAGTGAAAAACATGAACCGGGCCGGTGTCAAGGCCGAACTGGATCAAGAACTACAGAATTTTTTAAGAGCACAGGGTCAAGGTCCTGGATCAGCTAACGCAAAGAATCAAAGTCGTTTGTATCAGCTACAGAAACAGATGCAAAACAAAGATGATGTAAAAGAATCTTCGGGTTATATTCCCACACGTAAACAAGCAAAGCTACCACAGTTCAGCAATGCGTTGAGTGTGGATGTTCAGCCCGGAGCAGTGGGCAAAGAAGCCAACAAGTTGAGTTTGAACACAGACAGTCAAGGACATCCTGAGTTACTGATCAAAGGTCTTAAGAATGCCCTACGCGAGTTCAAAGAAACTGGCCGTGTGAGCTCTAAACTAGATGCTCTAGGCAACCAACGACCGCCTGGTCCAGAATTCAAACCCACAATGCCAGCTGGCACGCTACGTGTGGATGTTTCAGATGTGTACGACTGGTACAAACTGGGTCAACATATTCCAAACATGAAAGGTCTAGGGCAACACGATTTTGGACAGGGTCCTCCTAGTACCATCATCAGCTTTGGTGACGAAGATACAGAACACAAGTTCATTGGTGACATAAAAGCCACAGGGCTGGATGTCACTGACATTGATCCTGTGGATCCTGTAAAACGTCCCGGTCCAAAGATCAAAACTGACCCCACATACAATGTGAATGAATTTGCACCCGGCCCTGGGCGTGACCGCAACGATGATGTTCCAGATCCTATTTTTGTGCTGGCCAATCGTTGGTGGAATGCCACAGACCGTCAACCGCAAATTGAATCTGTGTTAAACAGCCTGGGCTGGAGCATACGTCAAGTAGAATCCGAAGATGATGCTGTTCAACTGCAGCACAGAGATGGCACCACTCACTTTATTTCAGCTGATGATTTTGATCCTGACTTGTTTGAAAGTGTACAGCTAGACGAAGTCAAGATGAGTCCTTCAGCTCTGCGTAAGTTTGCTGATTCACCCGAAGCCGAAGGTATTTTGGCCGGCTTTGAAGCAGAATTGATATTCCGTGACACCAGCAGTGAAGATGACGACAGCGATGATGACATGGAAGCCGACATGGACATGGACGAACGTGCCTACAGTATTGAACAAGTTGTTGAATTTTTCTCCAACGACTACAGTGGATATGGCATGAGTGAACGTCAAGCCGATCGATTGAGAGACAGACTGGATGAAGCCTACTTTGAGTGGCGTGATGAACAAATCATGCGTGACTTTGAACAAGAGGCCGAAGACTTGATTCGTAAGGTGCTTGTTGACGAAGGCGATTGGGACAAAGACACTGAAATACAAAAACAGTTGGAGTTGTTGGATTTAACTGATGATGAAATGAATGAGATTATTCAAGCTGGCGAACGGGCTCCTCGCTTTACCAAATACAGCGATCAACAAGAATACGCCAAAGAAAATCCCCTGTATCAAAAATACATGGATGCCCAGAGCGCAGCAGAAGATCTATTGGATGCTCTAGTTGAAGATGAAGTTCGCAAACAAGGTGCAAACTGGGACGCTGCACTGGATGAATTCCGCAATGGCTACGATGCGGATGATTCTGGCTTCTTTTCAGACATAGGTCTACGCTGGATGAGCGATGTCATGAACGAGTACAATTTGGATTGGCCTTACTACACCAACACCAGCAGCAGAAACGAAGGATCTCGTGACTGGTCTCAAATTGCTGCCGAACTTGAAACAGTACTGGGCAAACGTGTGGTTGTGGGATCAGGTTATCACTCCGCCCGTCGTGTGCCTAACGAATATGTGCTGGAGCCAGACTCAAGTTTGAGCCCAGATAATCGAGATGATGCTGGATTGGAACTTGTGAGTCCACCACTGCCATTGAATCAGGCCATTGAACAGATGGAAAAAGTGATTGCATGGGCCAATTCCGACGGTTATGCTTACACCAACGATTCAACAGGTTTGCACATGGGCATATCAATACCATTCAAAGGTGGTGATGTTGACTACTTGAAATTGATCTTGTTCATGGGTGACGAGTATGTGCTGGACAAGTTTGGACGTGCTGCCAATACCTACACTGCTTCGGCCATGAAAAAGATCAAACAAAACGTGGCCAGTGGCAGTCCTAAGATTGCCTCTGCTGTAGAGTTGATGAAGAGCAATTTGCTTGAGTTAGCACAGAAATATGTACAGCAAGGCGTGGGTGGTTCCAAATATACATCAGCACATATCAAGCCTGGCTATATTGAATTTAGATCACCTGGCGGCGATTACCTAAGCATAGGCGATCAGGGTGAAGCAGACGTGTTGGCATCAACCATGCGTCGCTTTGCCTATGCCATGTATCTAGCTGGTCGTCCTGACTTAGAGCGTCCTGAATACTACAAAAAACTATACAAGCTAATTGCTCCTGAAGGCAACCGGGACCTGGAACTGTTCAGCAAGTTCAGTGCTGGTGAACTCACTGCTGAACAACTCAAAAAACAATGGGCCGAAAAAGTAATCAACAAGGAAGTTCCTGATGGCACAGGAGGCAAGAGTTCGTGGAGGCTCTACAACAGATCCACCAACAAACCAGTTGAAGGCCTAGAGTTTTCAAACTACACAGAACTGGACGCACTGGAACGTGCCAAAGCTCGTGTGAGTCCGGCCAGTTCCATGATGGATTTCAAGCAGGCCTACGAACTGCGTGATGTGGGTACCAACACAGGTCAATGGCGTGTTATGCGCAAAGACAACAACGAAACATTGGAAATCATTGATGCTGCCACACGTGGCGAAGCCGCTGATCAGGCTCGTGAAAAGTACACTGATGTCATACCATTCTACATTGAGCCCTACGGCGGAGGAAAAACTGAACCCGAACCCAAACTCAGTCGCAGAGCCAAATTGGCCAAACAAATTGCTCAACCCAAAGACTATGTGGTATTGAACAAACACAGTGGCCTACCATTCTACACATTCCAGGCATCCAGTCAGGCTCAGGCTGTGGACTTTGCGATCACATACTTGCAGGACAAGAATTTGGACACAGGCAACTTCACAGTGCAACGAGCCACCGGTGTTAAACAAGCAGTGGACAACGCTGTAGACAGCCAACGCCTACAACAACGTGTTCAGGCCACAGATCAGTACGAAATTGTGGATCGCAGAAACAATCGTGTGATACTACGGTACCGAGCAGATGATGCGGCGGATGCTGGTGACAAGTTTAGCAATTGGCTACGCAATCAAGGCATGCCTGCAGACACAGAAAACTATGGCTGGCGAGTAGCGCAAGCAGTGAATGATATTGAGCCAGATATAGCACAAAACTTTGACCGACCTCAAGATGCCACAGAAGTTCGCCGCAATTGGGAATTTGTGGATCGCATAACCGGACGGGTTATTCATTCAATGACCAATGCCAGTTATAACCAAGCCAATGTAGTGCAGACTAACCTGGAGCAACAGAATCCTGCGGCAGACATATATTTGCGTAGCGTAGATCCAAGACCCGAATTAGGCGAAAGCACAGAAAGTGATGCTGAACGAGCCAGAAAATTCATGAACATGGCTGCCCAAAAGAATGGCTACAGCAGTTGGGCCAGTGTGCCACAGTCAGCCAAGAATTCTGTGATGCTGTTAGCTGTGGAATACATGAACGACAAAAGACATCCTTACAACATGTTGGACCGGAAGAAAAAATGAGAGCTCAAGAGTTCGTAACTGAGATTCGTGCTAACGAATTTGAGTCTGGCACATCGCAAAAAGCTATGATTTTGTACAATCTCATGATGGATGCTCTGGACAACAGTGACGGTCATGTGCCCAATATGGATCAGGCCAGACAAATTATGAAACAGTTGATCATGCTGGGCTATACCATAGAACCCAGTACCAACAGATTGGTACGCATTAAACGCCCAATGAACGATAAAGTAAATGAAATCAGTAGAGATAAGTTGGAACGCTATCTTGATCGTGCTGGCCGTCAGGTTGACGCTAGACAAGAACGCATGGCTCGTGTACGTGACAGACTCAACCGAAGCTATGAAATCTATCATGCCGAAACACCTGATAAAATAGTTCACAGTTTTGAAGCTGACACTCCTGCTGACGCCAAACGCTATTACGACGATTTTATTACCAAATACGAAAGCGATCGAGACTATGATTTGAGATTGCGTAGAGCCACTGGTATAATGGAAGTGACCATGGTCAACACACAATCCAAAAGCAAAAGAGAACATTTGGATCTCATGCCCAATGATGGCAAACCTATTCCCTCAGGCAAAGAGTCTGAATACTTAGGCAATTTAGTTGCTGATCTTGGTGACGGGTTCGAACTATGGTCATGGAACAATCGTGGCACAGTCACATACTATGTGTTTAACACCAACACACGCACCAGTCAATTGGGCACCACAGGTCGTCCTTATCGATCAAACCCCAACAGCTTTGTCATTCAGGGTGTTTATTCAGGTCCTCGAAATCAATACCGTGCTGCAGATTTGTATGCTTTTTTGATACTGGACCAGGGACTCACACTGATCAGCGACAACAAGCAAAGTGAAGGTGGCTATCGTGTGTGGCAAGAACTAGAACAGCGTTATGGTCGTAAGTTGAACATACACGGCTTTGACACACGCACCGATGAGCCTGTTAATGTAACAACCCAGGACGAACCCGACACTCATGTGTCACGTGCAGACGTCAAACGTGCTGGCCCCAAAATGAAAAAAGAGTTGGGATCTATCAGTAGAGACTTACGTTTTGTAGCGAGTGCCCGATGAGAGCTCGAGAATTCCTATTAGAATACAAACTGTTGATCAGTCGGAATGCAGACGGTGTAGCTGTCAAAGCTACTGCCGGTGGTAAAAATTTAGGCCATGCAGAATTTTTCTTTGACCAAGAGGGTCGATTGGATCCACAAACTGTATGGGTTGATGAACGTTATCACGGTCAGGGCATTGCGGCCAATATGTACGATTACCTAAAAGACAATGGCTATACCATTGTTAGAAGTTGGGATCAAACCGATGCAGGCCGGGGATTTTGGGACAAACACCGTGGTGATCAAAGAGTTTGGGAAGATCAAGAAACTCTCAATGAATTTGTGCCACCTGAACATGACCCGTGGGGAGGCAACGACTACAATCTAAGTTGGAATGACATACTCAACATATATCGTGTGTTTTTTGACAGTCAAGGTTGGGATCAGGAATTGGGTGCCAACTCTGCACACTTCTTCAACAGAGACAACAAGATTTTCAGCATACAACGCGGTACCAGCTCCAAGATATATCAGTATGCGATGGTTCAACAGGATCGAACAGTGATGAAGGGTTTTTCACATGCCACCTTGAGCAGTGTGAATCATGTGATTGATCGAGTGAGAAATCTAATACAGGGCAAGACCACCAACGAAAACTTTGCTGACGGTAAAGTTAAAGGCAAAAGCCGTCCAGGACGTGTGAAACGTGCAGGTGCCAGTTGTGCAGGATCAGTAACTGATCTACGTCGCAAGGCTAAAAATGCATCGGGAGAAAAAGCCAAGATGTATCATTGGTGTGCCAATATGAAGTCTGGAAAAAAGAAGAATAAGTAATATATTATGAGATTACGTGAGTTCGTAACAGAATCCGCCCGACTTTGGACAGCCAAAGTTCGTGTCAATCAACCCAACTATGTGGGCTATGTTGACGCACAGGTCTGGGCACCCAACGCACAAATTGCAAGAACCATACTCAAACAACAGTATCAAATACAAGACCACCATGTGGGATCAGTAAAAGAATTAAAAACAAAACAGTTAGTACAAGAGTCAGTGGACTTTGAATAAATGCGAGCTTGTGAATTCTTAGTTGAAAACACAGGTACAGCACAGGCCTGGATAGATCAGGTCTACAGTCAGTACCCAGAATGGCCCTATGGTCAAGCTGATCGAGTCATGGTTTGGGGCACAGGTCAAGATCAACAGTTTGCTGCATTCAAACTCAAACCCGGCATTGATTCTAACACAGTGGAAATAGATTGGCTAATGGCCGGTCCTGAGCAACGCAAGGGCATAGGCAGTCGTGCCATCAAAGAACTGCAACGTCAAGCACAGTCGGCGGGCATTACATTAACATTGTACCCTTGGGCCAAAGGAAAAATAAGTCAAAAATCATTGACCAAACTATACCAGCGCCACGGATTCAACCCTATCACCAAAGGTGCCAAAGCAATGACTTGGCAACCAATCAACGAAATCAACGACGAAGATGAATTGTCAGTTAGTCAGCGCATACAAGATTACTTTGTTGATCGTGGCTATGGTTATCTTGGTGAAGGCCGTGATCAAATAGCATTTCTAAGCCCACGTGGCACAGTGCTCAAAGTTGTGGGCATTGGCGAAGACGAACGTGAAGACATAGTAAAAACTTATGTGGGCTTTTTTCTGCGTAATCAACGCAATCCACACTATCCAAGAATTTACAACGCTGGTGATTTTGAGGTGGATGGCGAAACCTACTTTGTGTACGAAATGGAATATCTTGGCCCTGTGTCAGGCGAAGACCAGGTACTGGAATACATTGAAGATCTAATGAGTGCCCTACCTCGTGGTGAACAAGCCCTGGCAGCATTCTACCAAAACAAAAAAAGACCGCTGGGATTGTCAGAAGAACAAGTAGACGGATTGGTCATGGCCACACAGGATCTCGAAGATGCCGTTGGCGGACTAGCACCGTTGGATTTGCGTTCAATTGAAAACTTGGGTCGTAGAAAAGACGGCCAAATTGTGATCATAGATCCATTTAGTCTTTAAACTCTTAAAATTCAAAACCGCTAAATACAGCATGGACAAGAAATTCGTGCGAGTGCTGTGTGATGTGCATTGCGATTGGGAGGGATTGCCCCCGGTTTATCGTGTGTATGTCAATGACGAGTTGTTCACAGAACGCACTTGGATTTGGAACAATGAATATCTTGAAGAACTGATCCAGATCAATGCCGAACCTGGCCAATACCAAATCCGTCACGAACTTGTGCCCCCACATTTAGCACAACTTACAGTGGCGAACATGCGTGTAGAGTTGGGCGATGCCAATATCAAAGGCGAAAATTTACTGAGGATCTACAATGAAAATTCGTGAAATAATGGAAAATGCTTCGGCGGGATCCACTGGATCCGGTGCCATAGCCACAGTGGCTGCACCCATGGGCGGCATGATCACAAGAAATGGTGGAAACTTCTTTACAGGTAAATACTCAACAGGCTCAGATCCAACACCAAACACGCCTAAAGAATACAAAAAGAAACAGGGAAAAAAGAATGCTAAGTGATTTATTAAAACAGTTATTGGCCAGCAATTTTGCTTATTATTTAAAGGCACACATGTTTCATTGGAACGTGGAAGGGCCAGATTTTGGACAGTTGCACGAATTCTTTGCTGAAATCTATCAAGATGCCTACGGTGCAACAGATGCCATAGCTGAATATATCCGTACCTTGGAAGAATATGCTCCTGGAAGTTTTGAGCGTTTTCAAGAACTATCAATCATACCACCACAGACCAAAGTTCCACGTGCCAGACTTATGTTGGAAGAATTGTTGGCAGACACACAGACCATGAAAGATTTGGTCATGCAAGTGTTTGCTGTTGCACAGTCCGAAAAACGTGAGGACATCGCCAACTTCATGGCCGAACGTCAGTCTGCACACGGCAAATATTATTGGCAACTCAGCAGCTATCTAAAGGACGCAAGAGCATAATATGAGCAATGACATTCGCGATATCATTGAACGTTTGGCCAAGTTGGAAGGACGTATCACTCCTGTGGATGTCACGCACGGATTGAATGCGGACCAAAAAAGTGTCAAGCAGTTGCCGGCACTGTTCAAACCAAAAACACAGAAGATACTGGGCGGCAATCCCAACGCCAAGAACCCCATGAGCGGCTACATGGTAGGCGACAGTGTTGAACATGATGAAGAGGCGGACAAAGAAGTTGTTGAAGAAGCTCAAGTCGAAGAAGAAAAACTTCTAGACAAAGTCAAAAAGAGTTTGATAGATTATTTAGAAAGTGTTGAAGAGACATTGGAAAAGAAAATAGATCGTGACCTAGGTCAAAAGCCAGTGGATCGAGGCATTGGCAAAAAAGACAAAAACAACCGGGATCTTGTGGCCAAGGCAAAAGAAATTGCAGAAGACCCCACAGAAGAAGATCCGGTGATTCAGGACCCAACGCCCCTAATGCAAAATCCTACCTATGCTGAATCAGCCTGTGTCAAATCCATGATGTTGGAAAATGGCGCTATGTTTGAAATACACGGCAATGAACGCACAGGATTTGAAATACGTCACGGCAATCGCACCATGAAGTCCAGATTCAAAAACATTGACGAAGCTGCCATGGCCATTGAGATGTTCCGTGCAAGACAAAAAAAGAACAACCAGTCACAAGACTATATTGAAGAAGCGTAATTATGATTGTATTTGACCTATTTGAAACTCCCGGCACTCCCGAAGGAGATCCAAGACCAAAATCTAGCTATATGCCGGTCAATCCAGAAAAAGCAGGAAGCCAACATCGTGCATTGGGCAATGCCAACATGGGAGCATTGATCAATGCTATCAATTATGAACCCAAAGGCAAACCAGCCCAGCTGACATTTTTAGATGATCGCACATACAGCATTGATCCAAAATATTTCCCTGACATCATTGCCTACTACGACAGCTTGCCAGACATGGGCAAATTTAATTTTATGTATCGGGTATTGACCAGCTATAATCAAACAATAAAAATGTTGAATCACATAGCACAAATGAAATTGTTTGAGAAGAAAAACAAAGAACTCAGTGGAAAAACTGCTTCAGATGCACAGGTAGCAAGAGAACTACAAAAAATTCGTGCAAAATATCCATCGGCCAACAGTGACATTGAAGCTTTGGTCAAAGACGAGTTTGCAAATCAAGAAAAAACTGAAAAAAATATTTCTGATCTCAAAGGAGTCAACCGTCAACAGGATGAGTTGTTGAAACAGATCACTGCAATCAATCAACAACAAGACACAGAAATTGACAACCTAGAAGGTGAAGAACGTAGCTTGCAACAGACTGTTCAACAGTTGCGTCAGGCCAATGCTGTGTTAGCCCAACGTCTGACTTCAATGAGTCAACGTCGTACAGAACCAACGCCGGCACAACCGGGTGTGAGTGTGGCCACAGACAAAATTCCATTGTATGTTGAACCCAGTACGCCGCAGACCAGTGCTCCAGATTTTACTCCGTTGGATGTTGGTGCAAGAGCACAAGTGGCTGGCCTCAAGAAAGAAATTGACACACTCAAGAGTCAAAAATCTATGTGGGACGCTCTTCTGAATCAAGGCGAAAAGGTTGATCCAGCGCAGGTCAAAGAACTCAACAAGTCAATTGAAGAATTACAAGCACAAGTTAAAAAACTTGAAAAATCATCCAGTGTAATGAAGCAGTTGCAAACTCGCAAAGAAAAACAGTCTGCTCAAGCTGGACGTGCTGCTATGTCAGCAATTGCTCAGGCCGCCGGTCGGGCTCCTGCAGAAACTCCTGATGCAGAACAATCTGCTGCAGAAATACCTGAACCGGCCAGTGGAGAAAAAGCTCGAAAAGTTCAACGACCTGTTCCTTTGAGTCTGGTTCAGACAAATAAAGCAACCGCAGGCACTGACACAAAGAAAACCAGACAAACAACCGCAACTGCTGCCGACAATGCTGCCAACGATACATTGGGCCAAATGGCCTCTGGGCTGGAAGAAAATGCCGTGCCACGTGCAGTTGATCCAAAAAGCACATTGGCCAAAGCCAATCTACTGAGATTTGTTGATGCCTATATGAAAGGATTGAACACCGTAGAGATCGACGGCATTGGCGGTATGCGTCCATTGTTTATCAAGAAAAAACACATTAAAGAATTGTATAGTATTCTCAACACTTTGCCAGAAGGAGAAAGTAAAAGAAATTTAGTATTCAACCTGTTCAGTGATCCAACTTTCTTGAGTCAATTCATCTATGAATACATCATACAAAAAGGTGCGTATGTTGAACCTCTTTCCACACCTGATCAGTCGTTGCTTGAAAATATTCCTGTCAAAAGTGTGATTCAAGGTTACACAGTGGACTACAGTCCCGACACAGGTCGTGTCACTGTGAGCCGCGGTGGTCGAATTATTGGCACAGGAACCAACAAAGCTGGCAATCCAAAATATCACTCCACATTGATCAACCGAATTATCAACAGTGAAGAAGAAGACAAGTATCCTGAGGACATTGACGACAGAGATGTAGCACTGCCAATGCGGCGAGTGGCTGAAGCATTACCGGACAAGGCTGCAAAAGAGTTGCATCGTTGGAAAAATCAACAGACCCAACCCACAGCATCAACAGAAGTTGTTTCTGTAGAACCACAACCCATTCCAACCCGCCTGAGTGATTTACAAAGCAAAAAACAACGTATTGATAACTTGGCCAGTATCAAACAAGACATAGAACGACTACAAGCTCGTGCCACACGTGGTGGACGTATGTTACCACGTGGATTGGCAGCCGACTTGGAAGATTATTTTACCACAGCCGACATTGACACTGCCTATGATGACATGATGGCCAAGTATCAACGGCAGTTAGGCGCATTGCAACAGTACCTGGGCATGCGTAAAGCCCTATGGTCACCCCGGAAAGATGTACACGAAATAAAAGCAAAAGAACTGAACGCCGATGAAGAAAATGTTTTAAATCAATATGTACAAGATTTAAGAGATCCAAATGGTGCTCCAATGAAAGCATTAAAATATAGTTTTCCAAAGTTTGCTAAAATACGTGATGCACTTGCTCAAAAGTATGCTGATGAGTTTGGCATTGATGTTGAAAAATTTCACAATGCCGCGGCAGTTGATCTAGCTAGACAAATGTACTCTAAGAAAGAATTAGAACTAAAAGAAAGCGGCCCAGAAACTTGGACTGTGCATTTTACAGATGGTACAACCACAAGACTACGTGTGCCCAGCGATGAAACTGATCCGGCGCTGGTTCGCAAGCACTATGCCAACAAAGGCAAGACTGTGAAGAAATTTGATTATGGATTTGGCACAGATTCTGAGACAGGTTCAGAACCAGAGCCACACGAACCCGGATCCAGCACAGCTCGTAGTGCTAGAACAGGCGAACGTTTACCCGAGGCTGACACATTTAACCGTGGCGGAAACAACAAGTTACGTGACAAAAATGATTACTATGACAAACGTGAGCATTTGGCAAAACAATTAGACACACCAGGTTATAGTTATGCTGATCGACAACTCATTAGAGATCGTATGACGCAACTAGAAAAAGCAGCACGTATGCAAGGATTCATAGAATGATACTGAATGATTTATTTGAAGACCAGTTTGTGTTGTTGACCAAACACTATGTGGTTGGTGCCGATCCGCAAACAGTGCAACACTATAGATTGAAAAAAGACAATCGTGGTTATTATCTACCACAGTGGAATACCAGTGGCACAGGGTTTGACCGTGCTTATTCAGAATTAAAACGCAGTGGTTATCAAATAGTCAGCAAGCCTCACACACCTTACACACAGGTTCAACGTCGTGCTGCTCAAACACAGAAGAACATGAACCGTGCATATGGAACTCATAAGGGACCAGTGGGCTATCAATTAGACATGTTCAGCAAAGATAACATGGACGATGTTCCTTTTGAAGATATCAGAATCAAAGAAGGTCGCATGAAGGACATTGATATTGAATATCAAGACTTTTTACGCAGCCGCGGCCGCAATGCCATGACAGACAAACAGTTTCAAGATGCCTATGGTATGACACGAACAGAATGGGCCAAGAAGAATCGAGCGTGGACTCAACAAAAAGAACGACTCTCTATAACACCAGACACACACTTGTTTCACGAAGAAAATCAAAATGACCGTAATGCCAGAATTATTGCTGGTGAAATCGAAGATGCTCGCCGCGCCGGCAATGAAAAATTGGCTCAGAAAAAAATTAAACAGTTGTTTGATGTGGGCTACACGTTAGACAACCAAGGTCGTCTGCAACGCTTGGGCATGTATGAGCAAGACACAGCTCGAGAACGTTGGAACAAAGCATCAGCACAGCGTGAAAAGAAACACAATGAAATTGAAGCTCGCCGTCGAGAGTCGGCCAAACAAGGTCGCACAGACGTACCAGGTGCTATCAGTCGTTTGGAAAAATTATTGAATCGACCAGTAGCAGAAGGTGCTGTCAAAGATCTATACACTGAGTTGGCTGAAAAATATCAAGAACTGGCACCTAAAATTGAACGCAATCGTGACAGTTATCTTGCTGGTCAACTGTATGATGCCTTGGAAGCCATTGCTATCGAGCATGGTGCTGAATTAGAACTCAAACGCATGATGACCGGCGCCAGAAATCGTGCTCACATGGACTATGATACCAATCCAGGCGGTTTTCAAAACTGGTTCTGGTATTTGCCATTTGAAGATGAATTAAGTGAAGAGTTGATGAAATCACAATATGGTTCTACAAAGGCTCCTGTAAAAGAAACACAAGAAATTCCAGCCAAAATGGTGATGCAGAGTTTTGTGGTTGAATACAATCCTACTACCAGAACTGCGACCATCAGCAAACGCAACCAAGAGCTGGATCGCTTTCAATTCAAAGGCGTTCCTAATTTGAGAAGTTTTCAACGCACAGTCAGCAACCGTATTGAAAATCTTGAAGATGATCTCTATGGTGACAACGACAAAGCCAGTGTTGCAAGTTCAAGCCCTATAAAAATTCCCGGACGTGGATATGGGTATCAGGATCTAGATGATAAATTACGCGAAGAACAAGATGCCTGCTATCACAAAGTAAAAAGTCGCTACAAAGTTTGGCCGTCAGCCTATGCATCAGGTGCCTTGGTTCAGTGTCGTAAAAAAGGTGCTGCCAACTGGGGCAACAAAGCAAAAAAATGAGATATCGCGAGATCCTTGAGGCCTGCTGGAAAGGTTATCACAAAGAGGGTATGAAGACCATGTTTGGAAAACGATATCCTAACTGTGTGAAAAATACCAACGAGGAACTAGAAGAAGATCTGCGCAAGTGGTTCAAAGAAAAGTGGGTACGCTTTGGCCCTGATGGCAAGATTCGTGGCGACTGTGCCAGAGGATCCAGCAAAGAAGGCAAACCCAAATGTTTGCCACAATCAAAAGCACAGGCTCTGGGCAAAAAAGGTCGTGCCGCCAGTGCTGCCAAGAAACGTAGACAAGATCCCAATCCTGAACGTAGGGGCAAGGCAAAGAATGTTGCTACCAAGGTACGTGAACAAAAATGAGGATCTCCGACTTCCAAATTCACAATCATGATAAGTTAGATTCAATCTTGACAAAACTGTGTGAACTGGTGATTCAAGGACAGTACGGAAATCAAAACTTGGGCATGGTTGGCGCTGCAGTGTTGGATCCCAACAACAACTGTGTAGTGGGTATCAATCGTCCTGCGCAAGACGGTCGTCGAACACATGCCGAACGTGCAGCAATTGACAACTACACTGCCAGGTTTGGACCCGTACCAGAGGGCAGTATTGTGATAACCACACTGAGTCCTTGCAACGAGTTCATGGCCGAACGTGAAGGCAAAAGTTGTCAGGATCTGATTGAACAGCACGGTATACACAAAGTTTATTGCGGTTATAAAGATCCTGCTCAGACATTTGAAGGCAAACAGTTTCACACACAATATACACGCAACACCAAGATTCGAGAGTTATGCAAGGCATTTGCTGATACCTTTCTCAAGGATCAGTTGGACGAGTTGAGTTTTTTGGGCAGTGAATGTACCAAGGATTGTTCTGGACACAGAGCCGGATACAACTGGTCAAGAGCACGTGGCGGAGTAGATGGAATGAGTCCATGGTCGCCCAGTTTCAACAAAGGAGCAGCCCTAGCAAAGGCTGGAAAATAACATGACTGATCAACAACGTCAACAAATCATAAACAATCGTAATGTATGGAATGATCCAGAGTCAGCATCGCAAGATCGCTATCCTGTTGTGCCAGAGCCAACCGAATACGACCTGCCTCAAAATCCCTACAGCGAAGTCTAAAAGAATTATAGAATTTGGCCTTAGGACCGAATGGCTGTTCCCCGAGCCTTAACAACTAAGATTCGCTACCTAAGTTGTTATTAACAGGGGATTTTTATTTGATTTTTACATCAATAAGCTAAATAAACACATACTAAGAGGTGTTTATGTTCTACGTTTATGCACATTACAAAGCTGACGATCCTACCGGAGATCCATTTTATATCGGTAAAGGAAAATCAAAGAGAGAGTTATCCAATAAAAGAAATCCGTTTTGGAAAAATATAGTTTCTAAGCATGGGTTTATATCTAAAAGACTTGCAGAAAATCTAACAGAACAAGAGGCATGGGATTTAGAAATAAGCCTTATATCTCAATATGGCAAATTATCAGACGGAACAGGATGTTTGTGTAATTTAGCTAATGGTGGTGAGGGTGCCAGTGGAACGATCCACACAGATAAAACTAAAGCAAAATGGTCTCTTGCTAAAAAAGGAAAAACATGGGAGGAAATTTATGGAGTTGAACAAGCACAACGGATGCGAGAACAACGAAAGACAACCGGTAGAAAACCTCATACAGAAGAAACTAAGAAAAAAATGTCAGCTTCAAAAAAAGGACAAAAAAATCCTATGTTTGGTAAATCTCCTAGCCCGGAGCATAGTCGTAACTTATCCAAAGCAAAGATTGGAAAACCATCTAATACTAAAGGTAAAAAACATTCAGAAATTGCTAGACAAAACTATAAGAAAGCTGCTATAATAAGAGCAAGCAATCCAGAATTGAGAAAGAAAATATCCGAAAGCAGTATGGGTAAAAGAGATTCAGAAGAAACAAAAGCAAAAAAATCAGCAGCAGCAAAATTAAGAGAAGCAAAAAAGAAGTTATTAACTACAAAGGAAATTAAAAATGAGTAATCGCGTATTTACAGCAGAACAGACTATGAAATTGACTCAGATTCTCAATGAAGGTAGCCAAGTCATGCACGAAATTGAAACACTGTCAGGTGGATTGAACGACACAATCAAAGCAGTAGCCGAAGAAATGGAAATCAAACCCGGTATTCTCAAGAAAGCAGTCAAACTTGCGCACAAGGCCGGATTTGGACAGGAACAATCAGATTATGAATTGCTTGAGCAAATTTTGACCATGACCGGCAAGACACTATAAGTACTGTTTTACAACAGCGAGTCGTTCACGTTACGAACATGAATCACGGCCAACCAGCCATAATTGGAGATAGATGAGTTATATTGATGCACTATTTGATCGTGAACACGATCGCATACATGTAGTTGAGCGCCGGGATGGACGCAGAGAGTATCGCGAATATCCGGCCAACTACATTTTCTATTATGACGACCCCCGAGGCAAGTTCCAATCAATCTATGGAACACCTGTGAGTCGATTCTCAACACGCAACAACAAAGAGTTTCGAAAAGAGATGCGTATCCAGTCAGGCACGCAATTGTATGAGTCTGATATTAACCCTATCTTTCGTTGCCTAGAAGAAAACTACAAAGGACAAGACGGTCCAAAATTACACACAGCATTTTTTGATATTGAAGTAGACTTTGATCCAGAACGTGGTTTTAGTCGGCCCGATGATCCATTCAATCCAATTACTGCTATCTCAGTGTACTTGGGCTGGTTGGAACAAATGGTCACTCTAGTCATTCCTCCCAAGCACATGAGTCGGACCACTGCTGAAGAAATTACCGGAGAGTTCTCCAACACTATGTTGTTTGACAACGAAGCAGACATGCTTAAAGTATTTTTGGACCTAATCGAGGATGCTGATGCCCTTTCAGGGTGGAACTCAGAAGGCTTTGATATACCTTACACTATCAATCGTATCACTAGAGTTCTAAGCAAGGACGACACTCGTAGAATGTGCCTGTGGAATCAGTATCCCAAAAAGCGTGTGTTTGAACGCTTTGGTGCTGAACAAGAAACTTATGACTTGATTGGTCGTGTGCATATGGACTATATGCAACTGTATCGCAAGTACACATACGAAGAACGCCACAGTTACAGTTTGGATGCCATCGGCGAATATGAACTAGACGAACGAAAAACAGCATTCGAAGGCACACTAGATCAGTTGTACAATCAAAACTTCAAAACGTTTATTGAGTACAACAGACAAGATACCTTGTTGTTGGCCAAGCTGGATGCCAAGCTGAAGTTTTTGGATCTGGCCAATACTCTAGCACATGAAAACACTGTGTTGCTACAAACAACAATGGGAGCTGTGGCCGTAACAGAACAAGCCATTATCAATGAAGCACACGAACGTGGTATGGTTGTACCTAATCGCAAAGAAAGACTTACCGATGAAGATACTCAGGCTGCAGGTGCCTACGTTGCTTACCCTAAAAAAGGTATCCACGAATACATTGGATCAATTGACATCAACTCACTGTATCCGTCGGCAATCCGTGCTCTCAACATGGGGCCAGAAACAATTGTTGGTCAACTCAGACCCACAATGACTGATCGTTACATCTCCGACAAAATGCGTGGAGGTGCCAGTTTTGCAGCAGCCTGGGAAGGTTTGTTTGCCAGTCTAGAATATACTGCTGTGATGGATCAACAACGTGGCACAGAGATTACTATCGACTGGCAAGATGGTGACGAGTCGGTACACAGTGCCGCCGAAGTGTGGAAGATTGTGTTTGACTCAAACCAGCCCTGGATCATTTCGGCCAATGGCACTATCTTTACCTTTGAGAAAGAAGGTATCATTCCTGGTTTGTTAAAGCGTTGGTATGCCGAACGTAAAGACATGCAGGCCCGATTAAAACTATGTGAGAACAAAGAAGATGAAGAATACTGGGACAAAAGACAGTTGGTTAAAAAGATCAATCTTAACAGTTTGTATGGCGCTATTCTTAATCCTGGTTGCAGGTTTTTTGACAAGCGTATTGGACAATCAACAACACTTACTGGACGTGCCATTGCCAAGCACATGGATGCTTATGTAAATGAATGCGTCACAGGCAAATACGATCACACAGGCGAAACTATTATCTACGGTGACACAGACTCTTGCTACTTTTCAGCTTGGCCAGTGTTGAAAAAAGAAGTAGAAGAAGGCCGACTGGAGTGGTCCAAAGAAACCTGCATTGCGTTGTATGATTCAATTGCTGATCAAGTTAACCAAAGTTTTCCAGGCTTTATGGAACAGGCATTTCATTGTCCAAGAGAAATGGGCGAAGTAATCATGGGTGGTCGAGAAGTCGTAGCTTCCAAAGGTTTGTTTATTACCAAGAAACGCTATGCTGTGATGATCATAGACAAAGAAGGTCGACGTCTAGATACCGACGGCAAGCCCGGCAAAGTAAAAGCCATGGGGCTAGATCTAAAACGATCGGATACTCCAGTGGTTATTCAAAACTTCTTGAGTGATGTTTTGCACAGTGTTCTAACAGGTGCTGGCAAAGAACAAGTGGTGGAAAAGATTCGAGAGTTTAAATACTTGTTCAAAGAACGACCGGGCTGGGAAAAAGGTAGTCCTAAACGTGTGAACAACTTGACCATGTATGGCAAGAAAGAAGAACGTGAAGGCAAGACCAATATGCCCGGACACGTTCGTGCTGCACTTAACTGGAATAACTTGCGCAGAATGAACAGCGATAATTATTCATTGCAGATTGTGGATGGTATGAAAACCATTGTGTGTAAGTTGAAATCAAATGCACTTGGGTGGACTTCAATCGGATACCCCACAGATGAGTTACACCTGCCGGCATGGTTCAAAGAACTACCGTTCGACGATGCTGAGATGGAAGCCACTGTGATTGACGGCAAGGTTGACAACTTATTGGGTGTACTGGATTGGGATTTAGCGTCGGCTACCAACACAGACAACACCTTCCAAACTTTGTTCGAGTGGTGATATGAAACTTAGTGATCTTGTTGCGTATAAATCTGCGTTAGATCAAGTGTCTGTGGACTCAATTCAAGTTCCCGCCGATCTTGCCATAAAAAAAATTGCACACTTAGTGGATTCACAACCAGAACAAATGGGTACGTTTCAACAACAACTGTGTCAACATAACAATATAATAAATCAAGAATTTAAAAAACTTTCCGACACAGTTGATCAGTTAAGCCTACAGGTACAGCAACAAATTGAAATTCAAGAAAAGTACTGGTTGCAGGAAAGTTACAGGTTGTTCGAAAATGAGATGAGGAGCGAACACCACGATTACATCCTTAATCGACGACCCCAAATTACTCCAGAAACAATATTGCGTTCTCGATTAAGGATGTATTGTGATTGGAAATATCCAGGAATGATTATTCGCCCTGGTCTCGAGACGTTGGCAAGCGAAATGGTTGGATTTGACCCATTATATTTGATTGACACCAGTCCTGATTTATTAGGCAAAGTTTCGTCAATCAATAATTTTTCCGACGAGTATCAAGCCAGATTAAGAAACATTGTTATACAAGAAACTCTGGATTCTGAAATATTAGAAAAGATCCCCAATAACCAATTTGGACTGTGTCTGGTTTACAACTTTTTTAATTTCCGCCCTTTAGAATATGTTCGTAAATATCTCAACGAAATCTATCAAAAATTAAAACCCGGTGGTGTTTTAATTATGACCTACAATGATTGCAGTCGAGTGCCCGGAGTACTATTGGCAGAGAAACATTTTGCGTGTTATACCCCCGGAAGATTGATCACTGATTTGACCGAGCACATTGGATTTGACAGATTGCATACGTGGCACAATAATGGACCCAGTACCTTTTTAGAAATACGCAAACCTGGCGAACTGTCCAGTCTACGCGGTGGTCAAACTTTGGCAAAAATTATTCACAAATCAGTTGCAGAATCTAAATAAACCAGTTATACTTAAACACAATAGGAGAAACACATGAGAGATCATTTATTAGACTTAGTAGAACACACATTGAAATTGGGTTGCATTGACCTAGTGAAAATCACAGGCGATGCCAACGAGACATTGATTGCAGGCATGGCCGAAGATCGTAGCGTGGTAGTGGAAGGCAAATATTCAGCACCAGTGGCAGAGTTTGTGGGCACATTCGGTATGCCAAACTTGACCAAACTAAACATCTTGTTGAACATTCAAGAGTACAAAGAAAATGCCAAGTTATCAGTGACACGCAAGGATACTGGTGCGCCAGATGGCATCAACTTTGAAAATGCCACTGGTGACTTTAAAAACAACTATCGTTTTATGGCATCAGAAATTGTTAACGAAAAACTCAAAACAGTCAAGTTCAAAGGTGTAAACTGGCATATTGAGTTTGAACCAACGGTGGCCAGTATTCAGCGACTAAAAATGCAGGCCAGTGCCAACGCAGAAGAAGTAAACTTTCAAGCCAAAACAGAAGATGGCAACCTAAAGTTCTTCTTTGGCGATCATTCAACACACGCAGGTAACTTTGTGTTCCAGCCGGATGTTACAGGACAATTAAAACGTTCATGGGCATGGCCAATTAAAACTTTTATCAGCATTATGGATCTAACAGGCGACAAAGTGGTCAAGATCAGCGATGATGGTGCAGCAATGATCACTGTAGATTCAGGCATGGCAACTTATAACTATATTCTTCCAGCACAAAGCAAGTAATGTCTCAAGACAACCTAACCGCAAAGCAAAATGACTATGCTGTGTTCTTGCCGGCTATCTCAGGTTTCTATGCCACGTTTATAGGCAAACAACGAGATCCAGCAAGTCCGCCATATGTAGATCCTGCACGTATGCCAGCAGGATTAGATATGGAAATGATGAACTGGCTCAATGATCAAAAGGCTCTGTTTCCTTATAAATGGTCATTGTACTCCGGTGGACATGCCAACTTAGATTTAACCAAACAAGATTGGTCAGAAGACATGGTTCGCAATCGCGATCCTAGTACCTTGATTCTAGGTGACTCTGGTGGATTCCAGATTGCCAAAGGTCTATGGGAAGGAGAGTGGCGCGATCCTACTAGTGCAGAAGTCACCCAAAAGATGGCAGATTTGGTAAAAGCTGGTGTTGAGGTACGCCCGGTATTGGACAAAAATGGCAAACCTGTTGCAGACAAAAAAGGTAACCCTAAAACCGTCACAATTGATCATGCTAAAAATTATCAAAAGTTAATCAACGCTGCCCAGACCAAACGAGAAGCGGTGCTTAAATGGCTAGATGGTGTCAGCGACTATGGCATGATTCTTGATATCCCAACCTGGGTCATACACGACAAAAAAGCGTCAGCGGCCTGCGGTATTACCGAATATCAAGAAGCTGTGGAAGCTACCAAATACAACAACGAATACTTTATGAAACATCGTAAAGGCGTTAAAAATGGCGGTGCCAAATTCTTAAACGTGTTACAAGGATCCAATCACGAAGAGGCCGAAGATTGGTATCAATTGATGAAGGATTATTGCGATCCTAAAAAATATCCCGATACGCATTTCAATGGCTGGTCCATGGGTGGTCAGAACATGTGCGATGTACACTTAATTCTCCAGCGTCTTGTGGCTCTTCGTCACGATGGATTGTTACAAGAAGGCGTACACGATTGGATGCACTTTTTGGGTACAAGTAAGCTAGAGTGGGCAGTATTGTTGACAGACATTCAACGTGCTGTACGCCGGTATGTAAATCCAAATTTCACCATCAGCTTTGACTGTGCGTCACCTTTCTTGGCCACAGCCAACGGACAGGTATATCATCACATTGACTTGCCACACAACGACAAATGGTGTTATAGAATGAGTCCAATTGTTGATGATAAGAAGTATAGCTCTGATACACGACCATATGGTCAAGCAGTGGTAGCAGATGGACTGATTGATCATTTTGACGAATCACCGATTTCCAAGTTGTTACAAATGAAAGATATTTGTATCTATAAACCTGGTGATTTAAACAAAGTTGGCAAAGAAGGTACCACCAGTTGGGACAGTTTCAGTTATGCCCTGCTGATGGGTCATAATGTTTGGATGCACATTGAAGCAGTTCAACGAGCCAATCGAGAATACGATGCTGGCAAATGGCCGCACATGATGAGATTTACAGGAACCAAAAAGAAACTAGGCGACAACAGTATGTTCAAGGACATTGTAGATGCTATTTTTGCCACAGGCAGTAGAGAAGAATCCGAAGCCATAATTAAACACTACAGCAGATACTGGATGGACATTCCTGGCACACGTGGATTCAAAGGTGACAAAACCATTAATCCTCACACCAACGCCAACAAGCATTTTGTCATTGAGGCAAACCTGACCAAAGAGAAACCAACGGAACCAGAGAAGCCAACTGAGTCTACATTTACCGATTTATTTGACATTGAAGAAGCGGATAGTGTACAATTAGAGCATGGTGAAGACTTTTCCCAAGATGAAGTTGCCAAATTAGATCAGTTAGAGAAAAATGGATAGACCAGGACACGAAGATACCCGTTTCTTTATTGGCACAGAAGTAGAACATACGCCAGCGTTTGGCATGAAGACTTTGTTTGTTGTAGGTGTACAAGATCCAGCCAAAATACATGCTACAGCACTGGCACACAAATGTGATCATATCTATTTTGGTGCCAATCAAAGTTTTCCAAAGTTAGACATTGACAGCAACAAATGGAAGCCTTGGGAAGACATGGTAGGACTATTGTTACGTAGTGGTCACGGTGGCGATCACTATTATATGTGTACACTAGATATTGATGTTAGTTGCTCAGAAGGATTGATAGAGGGTCCATTGGTTGAATACAATAACTTTATTCCAATGATCAGTGTCAAGCTACCATATATCAAACAACTAGGCTACAACGCTACATTGAAGTTAGACGACAAAGACTTTAGAGCAACAAATCCCGGCGTGTGGTGTCATAACATACACGATTTACAAGATCGATCAGTATTCACAGACTGGTCTAGATATACCAAGGATGAAACACTAAAATGAAAAAAGCCAGAGTAAGCGTTATCAAAGATAATATTACCCAAGGAACTAGTATTCCTAGTTTTACAAATGATTGTGATATTGGTCAGTGGGCCGACAACCTGATGGAAAACAAAGGTCATGCCATTGACAAAAACGGTTTAGTAGATCACCCTCAGTATGGCATTGACAATAAAACTCGGCGCAAAGGTAGTAAAGCAGCCCACACTGTTGGATCAATGACCATTGACGCAATCAAAGTTGCGGACAAGTGGGAAGATACCCGTTACTATCATAAAACTCAAAATCAAAATCAAATCACTTATGATACAGACTTTCTTGAAGTTTCGTCGGTTAAGTTAGTTGATATGGCAATAGACACCACACAGGAAAAATTAGCTGCTGGGTATTATGATTGCCGAGATCAAATTATGTCAAATTGCCGAGACAAAACTATCAAGTCAAAAAATGGTTGGGTAATTTTAGATGGATACGGTCATCATAATTCTTACAGAATGCGTATTACTGATAAAGCTATGAAACAAATACATAACATTTCTGGTGCCAGAGATACATTCATGAAACATTTTGAGAAACAATAATTATGAGATGGATTAAAAAACGTCTACGCAATTGGGTCAACAACAATGATGATTTGATTCAGTTAGACGACTACCACCATTCAGATCGAATTGACGCTCATGGATTTCAACTAAAAGTCTATAAAGCCAATGGAGGTACTATTGTCGAAACCTCTAGCTACAATATCCGAAAAGATCACACAAACTCAGGATTGTATGTTATACTTGACACGCAGGATCTTGGAACAGAGATTGGTAAAATTATCACTATTGAAGGTTTGAAAACATGATCAACGAAGAACGAGTACAGGCCATGCGTATTATCAACGAAGCTGAACGAAAGATTTGGGTAACGTTTAAAAAAGAAGGAATTCATCGTTATCCAGATGCAGCCACAAATCCCTTGTTGGCCACCGGAGATGAATATGACGTTAGTTTCTTGGCCAATCCACATCGTCACATATTTCACTTCCGTGTGTGGATTGATGTATTCCACAATGATCGAGACATTGAGTTCATTCAATTCAAACGCTGGCTGGAAAACTTATACTCTACAGGCACTCTTAAACTAGACTACAAAAGTTGCGAGATGATTGCTGATGACATATATATTAAGATCGCAGAACGATACCCCAATCGTGCTGTGTGGATCGAAGTGGCCGAAGATGGCGAGAACGGCTGTTTGATCAAATACGAATTATCTCGTCCTAACCTTTCAATCAAAATCTAAAGGAAACACCATGGGTAAGCAAGTATATCGTCCTAGTGCTAGAGCTCTAGCCATTCATGGCGACTTGGAAAAGTTCTTAGACTTCTGTGTAGAGTACGGCTATCGTTTCAACGAAGGTGATCTTTACAACTTCAAGAGCTATGCCTGGCAACAGTACAACAAATTCACACAAGGCAAAAATGCCAAAAACATGTGGTTTGAAGACGGTCGCCGATTCGCAGGATACAGATAACTTTCCATGCTGTATGTAAATGGCGACAGTTGGTCATTTCGGCACAAAGAATATACTTTTCCAATTTGGCCAGAATTAGTTGCGGAACATCTGGGCCTGGAACTATGTAATCAAAGTCTCGGATGCGGCAGTAACTCTCGTATTATTGATTGTTTAAGCAATCAATGGTTGTCAGGAATGAACCCATCGATAATGATTTTTGGTCTCACTACGCACCAACGGTATCATCTTCCGGCGCCAGATTTAGGAAGTTGGGTTTTAAACTTCAAGAGTGCTCATAATGAACATACTAACGAAGTTAACAACAACCTTTCTAATTTTTTCTATTCTAAGTGTTATAAAGAAATTGATTCAATATATCGCTATTATAAAAATATCTGGACAATACATAATTATTGTAAAAAGTTCAACAGTAAGTATTTGATTTTTCAAATGTGGGATTCTCAATTGGACGAATTAAATTTGCTTTCGTCCAGTGAAAACATTTATAATTATGTTATCAAGCATTACCCGGAACAGGATATATATGCGGAACAGTATATGCTATTGTTTGAAAAATTAAAACAACTAAAATTGCAATGGAACTATATTGAGAAGCCAGCATCAACAAATTTGATAGCAACAGATTTTGATGCTACCAAACACCCTAATAAATTAGGACACAAAAAACTAACAAATGTAGTGTTAGACCACCTTGAAAGACTTAACGTAATATGAGAAAACTTTTTTACATGGGCCTTGAACCCTACGAAGGCCGTTATACACTTCAGTTGCAACAATGGAACGAAGCTGTGTTTAAGAAGCGCAAAATCAATTATGTTGTAGTTCCAGGTTCAACCATCGACAATACCCGAGCAATCTCTGTTGGCCAAGTGTTAGATGCACATGGTCGCAGTTTCTTTGGTATGAGTCAAATGATGAACTTGGTTCAACTGATGCGCAGTGGTGAATGTAGCGGTGAAGATGTAGTATACTTCGAAGACATGTTCCAACCTGGCATTGAATCATTGCCATACATCATGGATCAAATTCCAGCAGAGCAAAGACCACAAATTTATGTACGTTGTTTGGCACAGGCCATTGACCCCGATGACTTTGTACACGTATGGGGTATGAGCAAGTGGATGAGCTTGTATGAACAGATGGTCAATGAGTTTGCCACTGTGCTGGCCACCAACGAAGAGATGGTGGCTCACATGCGTATTGCTAACTGGACTGCTCCTATCTACAATATCAGTGGCTTGGCATTTGGCAAACAAGAAGTTCTAGGCCGCGTTAATAACTTGGTTAAACCATGGGCAGAACGCAGTAACCGTGTTGTGTTTGCTGCACGCTTTGATCAAGAGAAACAACCAGACTTTTACATGGACTTGATTGAACAAGTTAAGTCCACTGAGTGGGGCAAGGACTATGAGTTTGCTGTGTTAAGTGGCGGGCCGTTGCGCAGTAACAATCAACGTTACTTGGATCGTGCTTACAAATTAGAAGCTGAAGGCACGCTAAAGATCTACAAAGATTTGCAGAAGAATGACTATTACAATATTGTTAATGACAGCAAAGTACTGTTCAACTGTGCGTTGCAAGACTGGGTGTCAAACACTGTCAGCGAAGCAGACACACTAGGTTGTAATGTTCTGTATCCTGCATACAGAAGTTTTCCAGAAACCTTTGCCAACGATGCCGATCGTTTGTACATTCCTTGGTCAATGGATGATGCTGTTGCCAAGTTACAGAAACTAATGCAAGCACCACACGCCCGTCAAGGTCAAATCAGCGATTGGAACAATGGCACCATTGATCGCATTTGTGATATTATCAAAGGCGAAGGTGAGCAATGGAACAGAGCTGGCAATAGGTATCGTGACTATGTAGCAGAGGCCAAACACTAATGAATTTAGTAATTCCGGAAAACAAATCAGTTGTTATTTTTACATCTTACAGAACTGGTTCTACAGCGTTATGCGACTATATTAGTAAAAAATATAAATTAGTTAATTTTGATGAAGTATTACATGTAGATTTTTCTAAAAGGTTAGAAAATTTTAAAGCATTTTTAACCTCTCATAACAAATTTGTTATTAAGATAATGCCGGATCAAATTACTAATTCTAACATTGAATTTATAAATCAATTGGTAACTGATAGTTTTCTTATCAAATTAGAAAGAAAAAATATCATAGAACAAATTACCAGTTTTTACTTATGTTGTGAAACTGGAAATTGGCATTTTACAAAATTCAACAACATGCAAGAATATACAGTCGAGATTAAACCAGAAAATTTTGATTACCTAATTAAATACATATTAAACAATAATAAAAATCTCAACAAACTTGACTATCAATATCATTTAAAATTATACTACGAAGATATCAACAACATTGACTCACAATATAGAATATATCAAAAACCATCTAATCATCTAGCATTAACAAATGCTATTAAACAAAAACTAACGGATTATACATGAAGGTATTAGTAACCGGAGCCAGTGGCTATATTGGCGGACAAACTGCTATTCAATTGCGAGATCAAGGACACGAAGTGTATGGTGTTGATCGGGCAAGGTTACCGGAACATCTACGTTTGTTGAATTTGTTCGATGGATTTTTACAATCGGATATTGATAGCGTTGAATCCCATCAATGGATCAACGCCATTCAGCCTGATGCAATTATTCACTGTGCTGGCACCAGTCTTGTTGGTCCTAGCATAATGGATCCAGAAGACTATTACAACAACAATTTTGTTAAAACAAAAAATCTGTTGGATTTTTTAAAAGAAATCAAATGGCTGGGTCGCTTTATATTTTCTAGCAGTGCTGCAACCTATGGCAATCCTATAATCACTCCATGCAATGAAGTTGATCCCACAGAGCCGATTAGCCCTTACGGTGAAAGCAAGCTGATGATTGAATGGTTGTTGAAATCATATCAACGAGCTTATGGGTTAGATTTTGTGGCATTTAGATATTTCAATGCCTGCGGTGCTGACCATCAAGCAAGGCATGGTCAAGCACCGGGTGCTACACACATTGTTGCCAGAATACTGGAAAACTATCGAGACGGCAAAGACTTTGTGTGTAACGGCCGTGATTATGGAACACCTGATGGTACTTGTGTTCGCGACTATGTTCACGTAGCCGATATTGCTGATGCACACGTCTTGGCATTGAATAAGTTGCTGGTAGTGTCTGATGTTTATAATCTTGGTACAACTACCGGAGCAAGCAATCTTGAAGTCATAGGAACTGCAAACAGTGTAATCGACGACGAGTTGTCTTGGAGTTACGGCCCAAACCGAGAAGGTGATCCTGCTGTACTTACAGCCGATGCTGGCAAATTTATCAGTCATGCTGGCTGGCGACCACAATACAATCTAAAGGATGTTGTCCAGCACGCTTGGGCATGGTATAATCGTGAGTTTTAAAACGTTGTTTGATTTTGAACAAGCTCTGGCTCAATACACAGGAGCTCCATATGCAGTAGTCACTGATGGTTGCACCCATGCCATTGAACTTTGTATGAGATACGACCAAGTAACCTCTACTTCATTTACAGCACACACCTATCTATCAATACCAATGTTGATGCACCAACTAGGCATCAAATACGAATTAACAAACAATCACTGGACTGGGGAATATCAGTTCAACGGCACTCGCATCTGGGACAGTGCCCGCAGATTGGAACCCGGTATGTATCAGCCAGGTCAATTACAATGTCTAAGTTTTGGTCACGGTAAACCACTACAGCTAGGCAAGTCCGGGGCCATCTTAACAGATGATGTAGAAGTATATGATCAACTGTCCATGATGCGTTCGGATGGTAGAAACTTGCGAATTATCCCTTGGCAAGATCAAATCACGTTCGGGCAAGGCTACCATTATTGCCCAACTTTAGATACATGTGCGCTAGGTATAGAAAAACTAGCAACCGTAACACCTCAATGTCAGTCAGTAACTTATCCAGACTGCAGAGAAATTTTAATTAAATCTTGACATTGATCTAAATAACCTTTACAATAGTAACAAGACTGGTCATCCACGACCTTGATAACTCGGAGATAAAATGGCAGAAAAAAACTTAGCACAAGTATTACGTGAAACAATGCACGCAGACAAAAAAAGATTCTGGGCAGGCGACAATATCAGTGAATACATTAATCCAGAAGTAGATTTGCCTGTGTTGATAGATGAAGCCACGGAAGCATTTGAAACAGTATTAGACACTCTATTGATTGATCGTGAAAATGATCCCAACTCAAAAGGCACAGCAAGACGTCTTGCTAAAATGTACTTTACAGAAATTATGGCAGGTAGATACGAACCTGCACCAGATGCAACAGCTTTTCCAAATGATTCTGACGATAGATACGAAGGCATGTTGGTTGTGCGGAGTGAGTTGCGTAGTATGTGCAGTCACCACCATCAGCCTGTCAGCGGTGTCGCATACATTGGAATTATTGCAGCAAACAAACTTATTGGTTTGTCTAAGTATACTCGAATTGCTCAGTGGTGTGCTCGCCGTGGCACTTTGCAGGAAGAACTAGCCAATGACATTGCTAGAGAAATATCTCGCGCAACTGACTCCCGCAACATTGGTGTATACATCCAGGCTACACATGGCTGTTGCGAAAACAGAGGAATAATGGCACACTCTAGTCTAACACAGACCACTGTACTTAAAGGTGCTTTTAATACAGACTCAGGAACAAAGAAAGAGTTTTTTGATAACATCAAGCTACAACAAGAGTTTGCTCCAAGATAAAGTCTTATAAATCAATAACTTAGCTATCTTGGCTATAGTTGACCAGAAACTCACATTCAGCTACAATGTTTATATTGTAACTACTGTGAGTTTTCTTATGAAGTTTCGTCGAACTGTTTTAGCTGTTTCTGTATCCTCAGCAATTGCTACTCTTTCTGCCTGTGGAGGAGGAGGGGGTGCCAGTAATCAAACCTATATTGATCGACAGGTGCCATTTTCTACACCCACAAGAGTAGGATCAGTTACTCCGATCAACAGTGCTTCTTACAAATACGATCACACTGCATTGTACGCAGAAAATATTTCTGGTGGGACAGGGCAGGAACTAATTGTAACCGGACGCATGAATCCCGATGCTGGCACATACTCTACCTACAATCTTTCTATTTTTGGATGGTCAAACGGAACGTTGGTCAATCAAACATCGCAATGGTTTTCGGGCACAGACAATCAAATCATTGGTACAGAAGCTCAAGTAAAGTTTGGTGACTTTGACGGTGATGGTCGCAAGGATATGTATGCTCCTCCATACACTGATACCAGTGTTTATGGTCCTGGTGCTGTGTTTTTTAACAACGGATCAAACTTCACACGAAGCAATATTAACTTTGGTAACATATTGAGTCATGATAGTGCTGTGTATGATCTAAACAATGACGGTCGTAGTGATATTGTTACCATGAGTTTTGGTCACGATGTGCGATTTAGTTTTGGCAATGCCGATCGTACATTTACAAACTATACCAATACCAGTTCAGTGGGAGGCGGATCGGGCATTGCGGTCGCAGACTTTTTGGGCAACGGAACCAGTACCATGATCATGACTGACTCGTTTGGTGCAAACAGACTGGTCAGTTGGTCAATTACTGGTGGTAATCTTGTGTTGACCCAGGAAAGTTTGTTGCCAACGTCAAGATTTCTATTACCTAAGTGGGCCAGTTACGGATTCAGCGGATCTCATGACATTAGAGCATTGGCATTTGACTTTGACAACAGCGGTAGGACCAGTGCTGTTGTTATTGGTCGACCGTGGATATCCGGTGGACAATGGCCAAACTATAGTGAAGTACAGTTCTTGAAAAATCAAGGTGGTGGTGTTTTTATTGATGTAACAGACACTACATTGATTGGTTACAACCATAATACGTCTGCCAGTTACAATCCCAAACTTGCTGACGTCAACAACGATGGGTTGATCGATATTGTGTTGAGCAGCCCAGACTGGAACGGTACTGGTTCTAGTCAGGTGTTGATTCATACTGCCGATCACAAATATGTGGCCAGTCATGCCACAGTGCTCAAGGCATTCCAAGATCAATCAATCAATATTGAACAGGCCATCAATGCCAGCGCCAGCAACGGAGCCAACGGTATTGTATTTGTGCAAGGGCCTGATGGTTCAACTTATTTGGCCACAGCTATTAGTTACAGTTCTGGGGGACAACATCAAAAAGCCATTTATCTCAGCAAACTAGGAACCAATACACCCAGTGCTCAAGCCACAGCAACCGCAATTAAACAACAATGGCCCTGGATGAGTGACGCTCAAGTAAACACTGTGTTGTCTCGAAGTTCAACTACCTGGTTTGGTCTCAATGTACTTGATTCCGACAAAGCACTGAATCCTATAGGTACTTTAAGTTTGCCAGTGAATGGACGACTGATGAATCTCAGTGGCCACATTGGAGGTATCAATCTAAATGGTGTTGCCAACAGAGTCAGTGTTGTTGACAGCGTCGGCCGTGATTTTACAATGAATTACTCATCAACTAACACTCCGGGTATTATGAATTTATGGGGACGTTTTGTAGAAAACATCGACGATGACACAAGAGGAGCACAAGTATCCGGTATTCAGGCTTTCAAACACAACGGATTTAAATTTGGCGGTTCCGAAGATAATCGAAACATGGTGGTAGGTATGACTGGTATCAATATAGACAAGGATACCAGTCTTAGTGTACAATACACTCGTATGCCATTTAGTCCCTTTGTGCAGCTCAACGGCAGTTGGGGATTGGTAAAAAGCTCAAGTACATTGGAATCTACATTGACCAACCGACAAGGAGCATTTGTCAGCAAGCTAGGTTTAATGTATTCCAGTACCGAAATTGAGCAAGGTTTGGTAAACCGTATCAATCCAATCAGTAGTATATGGGCCGAAGCCGGGTACGAGTGGAAACACTTTCAGACCTATGCCGGTATGTTACCCAAAGTAATCAGCGGCACTGCCAATATTACTTTGCCAACAGGCGTTGACAATCAAGGACAAATACAATATACTAACACAACTGCCGATGTGTATAGTCCAACTGTGGCTTATGCTAGATTTAGCTACAGCGATCGTGTCAACAAAAAAGTTTCATACCGAATCAACGGTATAGTGACCAGTCAACAACAACACAGCATTATTGGCAATGTTCAAATTAGTTTTTAAAGGAATTGTATGCCACGTAAAGAATGTATAGTTGAAAATCAACCAGACTTGGTCGAAGATAGTTCTGCACCATGGGATCAAGTGATCAGCGAAGACTTTCATGTCAGAGTATTCCTAGACCGATATCCATGTACTGCAGGCCACTTGTTGTTTGTTCCTCGATACAACACCTTGGGTGTTCTTGCTGACGCATTTGAAGATGCTGCCCGCTATGGTAAAAAAATGGTTGAGTCGGGGCAATGGGACGGGTTCAATATTGGATTAAACTATGGGGAAGCCGCTGGACAGACTGTGGAATGGCCACACATACATTTGATTCCGCGGAGGAAAGGTGATGTTGCTGATCCAGTGGGCGGAGTACGCAACACAATTCCTGGCATGGGTAATTACAAGAATAAATAACATCTTCAACAGCGGTCTTTTGGCGTCATTCCCGCTTTACAAACTCTGCCGCCTATGCTATAATTTAACATAGGAGACTATAAATGGCAACGTATTACTCAACAAAACACTACGGACACAACATTGGATTGAGTGCGGTGTTTCGTCAACCCAACGCCGATCATTCACATTGTCACTTGCTACATGGCTATAGTCTAGCATTCACATTCACGTTTGGCTGTGATTCATTAGACAACAAGAACTGGGCAGTAGACTTTGGCGGACTCAAACCGCTCAAAGCATGGCTGGAAGATCACTTTGATCACAAATTGGCATTGGATTATCAAGATCCACATCTAGCCAAGTTCCAAGAACTAGAAGCATTGAATCTGGCAGAGATCAGAATGTTTGATGGTGTAGGTGCAGAGAAGTTTGCCGAACATGCTTTTAACTTTGCTGATCGGTTGATTCGAGAAAAAACCAACAACCGTTGCTATTGCGTAAGGGTAGAATGTGCAGAACACGGTGCTAACTCGGCTATCTACGAGGGTTAAGTGCGTAGACTATGGCATATATGGGCAAAAGCCCTAGGCGAAAAAGCAGGCAGTTCGGATGCAGAAGCAGATCGAATTGCCTGGATTCGTACAGCGATAGTAGCATGTTACATAATTACTAACATGTTTATTATTGCTGGAGTTATTAGACATTGGTGAATATGAAAAAGAAAAATCAATATAGCATAGCAGTGTTATTACCCACACGTGGCCGCACCGATGCGTTGAGTCGTAGTGTGATTGGCCTGGTCAATCGAGCGGTAATGCTTGATCGTATTCAATTGATGTTTGCATTTGACAACGACGATGATGTTGGCCGCACACACTTTGTTGAACATCTGCAACCTTGGTTAGATCAAAAAGGTGTGGACTATACTGCCATGGAGTTTGAACCCTTGGGTTACAGCCGACTCAACGAGTACATCAACGCTTTGGCTCGAGAATCCAGTGCAGATTGGTTGTTCTTTTGGAACGATGATGCTCTCATGGATAGTTCTGGTTGGGATAAAATTATTGCCAGCTATACAGATCAATTCAAACTGTTGGCAGTACATACTCACAGAGATCATCCTTACAGTATATTTCCAATTGTGCCCCGGGCTTGGTTGGATACCTTGGGTTATCTCAGTCCGCATCCACTGACAGATGCATGGTTGAGTCAGGTTGCTTACAAATTAGATATCTGGGAACGTATTCCTGTACACGTCACCCACGACCGTCACGATTTAACTGGCAACAACCAAGACGAAACATTTAAAGCTAGAAATATGCATGAGTTAGAAGGAAACCCTGGCAACCCCCGAGATTTTCACAATCTAAAATGGGTTGCATTACGTATGGAAGAAACTGAAAAGTTAAGTCAATGGATGCAAGAACAGGGACTAGATACTGCCTGGTGGCAAAACATCAAAGCAGGTACTCAAGATCCATGGGAAAAACTTACTGCCAATGACGTCAATAATCATATGAAACAGTTTAAATTAAATTTTAAAAACCAATGAAAAAAATTGCATATGTAACCGGATGTTTGGGATTTATAGGAGTCCATGTTACTCGACAATGTTTAGAACAAGGATGGTATGTGCTTGGTATAGACAAAGGCACTTATGCTAGTAACTGGACATTTTTAAAAGAGTTTGAATCCTATAACACCTTTACTTTCTTGCACAAAGATATAAACGATATTGACAGACTGGTAGATTGCGATTATATAATTAACACCGCAGCCGAAACACATGTAGACAATTCGATTATGAGCAGTGATGTGTTTTTACGTAGCAATATTAATGGTGTTCATAGACTACTGGAACTAATCAAACAACAACCACAGTACAAAGCCCCTGTGTTGTTGCATTTTTCAACGGACGAAGTATACGGCGATATCGAACAAGGAAGCCATACCGAAACTGATTTACTAAAACCCAGCAATCCTTACAGTGCATCCAAAGCATCTGCCGATATGTTGATATTGGCATGGGCTCGCACCTACGGTCTTAAGTATGTTATTATACGTCCAACCAACAACTATGGAATTGGACAATATGTTGAAAAACTTATTCCAAAATCAATCAAGTATCTTGAGCTCGGCAGAAAAATTGATTTGCACGATCATGGAAGGCCTGTGCGTACTTGGTTGCATGCCAAAGACACTGCTAGTGCTGTAATGTCTATTGTTGATGCTGGGTGTATCAATGAAATATTTAATATCAGTGGCAACACAGAATTGCCCAATCGCGAAGTAATTAAAAAAATACTACATTTATACCACGGCGTTAACCACGACGACAATTGGGAAACATTTATCACACCTAGTACCAGACAAGGACAAGATGTTCGCTATGCAATTGACGACAGCAAATTAAAAAAATTAGGATGGATGCCCGTAGCTAAGTTTGATCAAGAACTAGAACAGATAGTCAATCACTATAGGAATAATTTTGTATGGTAAAAAATTATCTAGTGTGTGCTGTTCGTCCAATCAAAGATGGCTGGCATCTTGAAAAAAATCAAGACTTGCATGCTCAGTATCGTCGGATGTATGATCTAAGATTAGCAAGTTTTTGTAAGTTTGTCAAGGAACCGTTTGAAGAAATATTATGGACCGACCCTGCTACCAACACCGATACCTGCACTTACCAAAATTGGTTGGACATTAAAGAATTATGGAATCGTGAACCCTGTAATATATTCTGGGCCGGTGCCGACACACTTATGATTCAGCCTACAGAATTATTTTCAGATAAATTTACTGAATATCGATTGTTCAATAATACTGATCCAAAAAGTTATGGAGATTTTGCACACTATTTCAATGACGACATACAATATTATCCACACACCATGTCAACCAATGTATGGAAATTGGGTGAAGAGTGGTTGGCTCAAAGAGAAACACATCCAGACCGTAATTGGGGGTTTGATCAGCTAAGACACAACGCCATGTTTTGGAGTCAAGATATTCCAAACTCGGACCGTCTGCATCCAAAGATGGCCTATCAAGCAATGAATTTAAGAATCCTGGACCAACAGATAATAGATTGGCACAATGATTGGAACGGTATAGATATAAATCAAGCACACATGCTACATTTTCATGGTAGCCGTGGAAGTCAAGCAGTAATAAACATCATGAAAGAAATTTGTAATCAACTGGGTATTCAAACATGAAACAAATATTAGAAGACATTAAAAAATACATTGATACCAAACACTCAGACAAGACCTGGGTAGCTGGCAAGGACTTTGTTAACTATGCAGGTCCGCATTTTACGTCAGACGAATATGTGGCGGCGGCCGAAGCCTTGCTCAATGGTTGGCTGGTTATGGGCAACAAGAGCCTACGGTTTGAACAAGAATTTCCAAAGGAATTTGGTAAAACACGCGGCGTATTGACTAACTCGGGTAGCAGTGCAAATTTACTAATGATGGCAGCAATGAAATCCAAACGTGGCTACAACTTTCCACCGGGCACTAAAGTATTGATGCCCATTGCCGGTTTCCCAACCACACTTAATCCAACTATACAAAATGGATTTACGCCAGTGTTCTGCGATATTGAAATTGATACCTTAAACATTGATCTAGATCAAGCAGAACAGATACTTGCTAATGATCCGGACATTAAAATTATAACCTTTGCACATGTATTGGGTAACCCACCTAACATGGATCGTGTGATGGAATTGGTCGATAAACACAATCTAATACTATTAGAAGATTGTTGTGATGGATTGGGCACAACCTATGATGGCAAACCTCTAGGCAGTTTTGGCGAGATGGCCAGCTGTAGTTTTTATCCGGCACATCACATGACCATGGGCGAAGGTGGCTTTGTGGCCATGAATAATCCACAACAAGAAATTATTGTGCGTAGCCTGCGTGAATGGGGACGTGGTTGTTATTGTGTGGGACCCGAGGCCAACAAATTAAAATGTGGCACCTGTGGCAAGCGATTCAATGAGTGGATTCCAGAAATGCCCGGGGAGATCTTTGACCACAAATATGTGTATGATGAAATTGGTTACAATTTAAAACCCATTGAACTACAGGCGGCTATGGGGCTTGAACAAATTAAAAAGTTGCCAGAAATACATACCTTACGCCAACGTAACTACAATCTATTGTTTGCCATCTATGAAAAGTATGAACAGTTCTTCCACTTGCCACGTGCCAGAGATAAGGCTGATGTGAGTTGGTTTGCTTTTCCTTTGACTATCCGTAAGGATGCTCCTTTTTCTCGCATGGACATTGTTGACTACTTAGAAGAAAACTTGATACAGACACGTCCATACTTTGCTGGTAACATCATGTTGCAACCTGCGTATAGTCATTTAATGAATCCAGTGGATGCACGTGACAACTATCCAGTGGCCACCTTTACCATGAAGAACACTTACTTCCATGGATGTAGTCCAGTTATCACTCCCGAACAGATTGAGTACATTGGGCAAAAGGTCGACGGGTTTATGAGTTTATATCTATGAACAAACAAGATCTAATTGACTTTGAAACAGATATAGGCGAAACATTTAATCGTGGAGAAATTCGTGCTCCTATACATTTATATGCTGGCAACGAAGATCAGATCATGCAAGTGTTTGAACATATTGACGTCGAAAAAGATTGGATCTGTTGTACTTGGCGCAATCATTATCAAGCGTTGTTGAAAGGTATTCCATCTGAAGTAATTAAGGAACGCATCATGTCTGGTAAAAGCATGGTTATGAATTTGCCAGAATACAAATTTATATGTTCAAGCATTGTAGGTGGAATTCCTAGCATTGCAACAGGTCTGGCACTTGCCGCAAAGCTTCGTGGCACAGATGAACATGTATGGTGTTGGACTGGTGATATGAGTGCCGAAACAGGTGCCTGGGCCGAAGCCTACAAGTATGCCCAAGCACAAGACTTGCCAATTACATTTGTTGTAGAAGACAATGAACTAAGCGTACTAACTCCTACTCAGGAGATGTGGGGCGCTGACAAGTGGTATCTACCTGCACAAAATAGAGTTTGGTACAAAAGTAAACATTTAATCTATTACAAATATAAAAACCACAAATATCCACATGCTGGCGCCGGAGTAAGGGTACAATTTTAATGACCACACAACTGTATAATCAACAACTTAAAGCGGCAATGAATTGGCTTGGCGCACAGGATCGTGTTATGATCCTTGGGCAGGCTGTTTGCTATGCGGGCACAGGGTGTTATGAAAGCATAACAGAAGTTCCCAACAATAAGAAGATGGAGTTTCCTGTAGCCGAAAACTTTCAAATTGGTGTAAGCACAGGAATGGCAATCAATGGCATGGTGCCTGTTAGCGTTGTTCCAAGATGGAATTTTTTATTAACGGCCACAGATCAAATTGTCAATCACCTTGATAAAATGGAATCAATGAGTGACGGACGTTGTAGACCCAAAGTTATTATTCGTGTGGCCAAGGGCAGTGAAAATCCTGTTGACCCACAAGATCAGCACAAGGGCAATTTTGCAGACGCATTTAGATTAATGTGTAAAAATATTGACATTGTGGAGTTGCATCATCCAGAAGATATTCTTCCAGCATATCAAAAAGCCTACAACAGCGATCGTAGTACAATCTTAGTTGAATTTCCAGATTACGGTAAATGAGAATATTATTAACGGGTGGCACTGGATTTATTGGTCGCTACCTTAAACAACATCTCAAACACAATGTTATTGCCCCGACATCAAAAGAAATTGATCTTTTAGATTTAAATTCAGTTACTGAGTTTTTAAAATCACAACAATTTGATGCTGTTGTACACTGTGCTGTGGTAGGTAGAGAAAGTGTGTATGCTATAGATCCCGATATTGAAGAAAATAATCTGCGTATGTTTTATAATCTGGCTGTCAATAGAGAATACTACGATAAATTTATTAACTTTGGTAGCGGTGCAGAGTTTGATATTGATACTGATATATGCGAGGCATCCGAGGAAGAAATTTGGATTAGGAATCCCAAACACAGTTATGGGCGTAGTAAAAACGTCATAGCCAAGTTTGCACAAACCATACCAAATTTTTACAACCTACGAGTCTTTGGTTGTTTTGACAGCAGTGAAAGTGACAATCGCCTGTTAAAATTGTTTGCTAAAAAATGTCAACTCAACGAACCACTGTTAATTTACAAAGACCGTTTGTTTGATATGGTCAGTGCTCAAGATCTATTGACTGTAGTTGAAGCTGTTTTGGCTAAACAAATACATGACAACAATCTAAATATAGTGTATAATAAAAAATATCATCTTAGTGAGATTGTAAAAATGTATGCACAATTACATAATCTGAATAGCGAGTTAATACAAGTGTCCGAACATGACGTAAGATCATACACCGGTAACGGAACCCGACTGAATCAGTATCAACTGCCGTTGCTAGGAATTGAACAATCACTTAAAAAGTATAAACAATGAAAAAAATATTTTTAACTTGGCAAGATGTGGAAAATCATGTTCAAGAAATCTTACGTCAATTACAACGTGACAACTGGCAACCCGATTACATTGTGGGGCTAACACGTGGCGGATTGATTCCAGCTACCATGATCAGCCAATACTTAGACGTAAAAATGCATACTCTTAAAGTGAGTTTACGTGATCACGAAGATACTGAAAGTAATTTATGGATGGCTGAGGATGCATTTGGCAACAATGAATCCGGGGGCAAAAATATTCTTATTGTGGACGACCTGAATGATACCGGCGCCACACTTAACTGGATCAAGCAAGACTGGCAAAATAGTTGTTTACCCAATGACGACAGATGGATCACGGATGTTTGGGGTAAAAATGTTAGAGTGGCCACATTGTTGGACAACGAAGCAAGCAAGAGCAAATTAGATATTAACTATACAGCGCAAACTATCAACAAAGCAGAAGATGATTGTTGGATAGTATTTCCTTGGGAAGATTGGTGGCAGAGATAATGGCAAAAATTAAAGTATCAGAATTATTTTACAGCTTACAAGGCGAAGGTCGCTTTGTGGGCGTTCCTAGTGTGTTCTTACGCACTTATGGCTGTAACTTTACCTGTGCAGGATTTGGGTGTAAACCCGGTGAGAAGAGCACAGGCGCAGATGATGTGTCTGAAGTAGTACATTTATATAATAAATTTACAGAATTGCCTTTGGTAGAAACTGGTTGCGACAGCTATGCGTCATGGCATCCTGCATTTAAACATTTGAGTCCAACACAGACCACAGAAGAACTTGTGTCCAATATGTTGAAGTTAACTCCCAACAACCACTGGCAACAGTCCAACGGCAATGACGTACATCTTGTGATCACAGGTGGCGAACCATTGTTGGGTTGGCAACGTGCCTATGCAGAATTGTTGAGCAATGCCGACATGGCCGATTTGAAGAACTTGACATTTGAAACCAACGGTACTCAAAAGTTGCACGCAGACTTTGAGCATTTCTTGTTGGACTGGACACTCAATCCGCGAGGCGGCATTGGCCCACGCAACAAAGATGCATTGACATTCAGTGTGAGTGTCAAACTAAGTGCTTCAGGAGAACCGTGGGCGGATGCTATTTGTCCGGATATTGTTATGAGCTATGCCAACATTGGCACAACCTATCTCAAGTTTGTGGTCGAGACAGATGAACACATTGAAGATGCTAGACGTGCTACTAAGGAATTCCGCAACGCAGGATTTAAAGGACAAATTTTCTTAATGCCACAAGGTGGTGTAGTTGAACCATACCAAGCAAACAAAGTTCGCATTGCCGACATTTGTTGTGCAGAAGGATGGAACTACAGTCCAAGGTTGCATGTGGACCTGTGGGGCAATGGATGGGGCAAATAATGACAACATTTACAACAGAAGATAGAATTTCAGCAGACCTACCAGACCGCATCACTCAATGGATTAAAAACTACGCAGAGTCAGCCGGTATCAAAAGTTTGGTAGTTGGCGTCAGCGGAGGCATAGATAGTGCTGTGGTAAGTACTTTGTGCGCCAAAACTGGCATACACACTATTGCGGTATCCTTACCTATTCGTCAACGTGAAGAGCTACACAATCTCAGTTTGGATCATTGTTTTTGGTTAGGCAACAAGTTTGTCAATGTTCGCACAGAGATTGTGAACTTGACTTCGGCCTTTGATCGCTTTGAAGAAATTATGGGTAATTATTCCAGCGAATTGGCCTTTGCCAACAGTAGATCAAGATTGCGCATGATGGCTCTGTATCAGATAGCACAAAGTTGCAATGGTATTGTGGTAGGTACAGGCAACCGAGTTGAAGACTTTGGCGTGGGATTCTATACCAAGTACGGTGACGGTGGGGTAGATATCAGTCCTATTGCTGATTTGTTGAAAACAGAAGTATGGCAGTTGGGTCGTGAACTGGGAGTGGATCAACGTATCATTGATGCACCACCTACAGATGGATTGTGGGAGGATGGCAGAGTAGATCAAGATCAGCTAGGCGGGTTGACCTATGCTGAGTTAGAGTTGGCCATGACACAAGATGAACAACAGATACAGATTACTGATAGTCAGCAGTTATCAAATCTTGAGTTGTATCGAGAAATTCGTGCTAGAAATTTACACAAGATGTTGCCTATACCAGTATTTAAAAAATAATGCCAATGGATGCAATGCAGGACGGTTGGCATCTTCGATCCGAATACACATACCAGTACTGTATCTGGCCAAGGCGATGTTACAATACTGGACGCTGGTTATGGTTTACTGTGGCCGTACGTGGCAGTGCTGTGTGGCACGGACCCGGTGAACCGTTGGTAGAACAACGCTGGTATCACAGAAACGAAGCATTAATAATGATGATCAAAGGAATAGAAAATGGGCATACTTGATATATTCAAAAAGAAAAAACCTGCAAAGGTAGAATTGCCTCGAGAACCTCGAGCTCCTAAAAAAACTGAGAAAGAGATTGCTACAGAAAAAGGAGAACCTTGGGTTGGCATACTGAGTATGGACGTTGATCCCGACAACATGCACCAAGGTGCGTTTGAGCTAGATTGGAATGACAAATTTGTTGCTAATTTGATACGTGCTGGTTACCAAGGCAAACCCGAGGACACCGACGCCGAAATAGTAGACCGTTGGTTCCAAAATATCTGTCGGCATGTTGTCATGGAAACTTGGGAACAAGAGCAAGCAATAAATCCAGACGCTAACCGTGTGGTACAGACTCGTAACATAGGCGGCGGCCGCACAGAGGTATCGTGATACTATACACAAACGGCGATAGTCATACTGCGGCAGCAGAAGCCGTAAACAATCATGCATTTGCCATGGATGATGGAAATCTTTTTTATATGGGTCGTGCACCTCATCCAGCAAATCTTGCGGCAAGTTGGGGAAGATTGTTGGCCGATACTCTTAGAGCAGGATTTCATTGTGGAGCAGAAAGTGCCAGCTCCAACACCAGGATTATTCGCACCACACGTGAATGGTTAACCACACAAGGATACGATCAAGACCTATTGGTGATTATACAATGGTCCACATGGGAACGGGAAGAATGGTTACACAACGATGTATACTATCAGGTCAATGGTTCGGGCATAGATTCAGTGCCGCCGGAGTTGCAGGAACAATATCGACAGTTTGTGGCCAACATAGACTGGCAAGCAAAAACCACGCAAGCACATGAAGATATTTGGGCATTCCACCAAGAACTCAACAATCAAAATATCAAACACATATTTTTCAATGGCAACAACGATTTTGGACCGCTCAAAGACCGCCGAGACTGGGGCACCAGTTATGTTGGTCCGTATGATCCAAAACTGACGTTTAACCGCTTGATTCAGGATCAAGGTATTCAAACAGTAGCACCCAATTCATGGCATTTTGGTAAAGATGGCCATAGCTATTTTCACCGTTTTATGCTACAATACATTATCAACAACAAATTAGTCTAAGGCTTCCTATGCGTTATGTGTTAATAGACACAGCAAACATGTTCTTTAGAGCAAGACATGGTGCTTTTCGTGCCAGTGACACCTGGGAGAAAATTGGCTTTGCTCTGCACGTTACCTTAATGAGTGCCAACAAAGTAGCCACACGTTTTAAAGCAGATCATGTGGTATTTGCACTGGAAGGGCGTAGCTGGCGCAAAGACTTCTATGATCCATACAAAAAGAACCGTGCTGTGGCTCGCGCTGCACTGACAGAAGCAGAACAAGACGAAGACAAAATGTTCTGGGAAACTTATGATGCGTTGACTAAATACTTGGCTGAGAGAACCAATTGCTCAGTAATTCAATGTCCAACAGCAGAAGGTGATGATATCATTGCTCGTTGGATTGCGCTACACCCCCAAGACGAACACATTATTATTTCCAGCGACACTGACTTTGTGCAATTGATTGCTCCCAATGTTACTCAGTACAACGGCATCAGCGACGAGCACATCACACTGGAAGGTTATTTTGATGCCAAAGGCAAAGCAGTTATTGACAAGAAAAAGCAAGAACCAAAAACTATTCCAGATCCCAAATGGCTGTTGTTTGAAAAGTGTATGCGCGGTGATACCAGTGACAACGTGTTCTCTGCATTTCCTGGAGTAAGAACCAAAGGCACCAAAAACAAAGTTGGACTTCAAGAAGCGTTTGAGGATCGGGATCGTCAAGGATATAACTGGAACAACATGATGTTACAACGATGGACGGATCATAACGGTGCGGAACACAGAGTGTTGGATGACTACAATCGCAATGTGGCCCTGATTGATTTAACAGCACAACCTGACAACATCAAACAATCCGTGGACGGTGCCATCCGTGAACAGATGTCCCACAAAGATGTAGGGCAAGTGGGCGTGAGATTCATGCAGTTTTGTGGCAAATATGATTTGATCAAGTGTAGCGAATCAGCAGACTCGTTTGGTCGATGGATGAACGAGACATACAAAGGAGTATTAAATGACAATCATAGCTAAACCTGTGATAGACAAAAAGTTTTGGATATTGCAAAAAGACAACGAAAAGGTTGGCAACGTTGAAGCATGTCCTGGTGGGTATCAAGTTACCATAAACAACAACGTAGAAAAATACAAAACTATTCGAATGGTTCAGCAACGAACCAACATACATTTTGAAACAGAAGTCAAGACCAGTAAACCAGACACACACTTGGTGCATGGTTATCCAGCCAGTGGTAGAGTACACAATCCTGTATGGGATGTTCCGCATCAGTTACCATTGTACACCAAAACAAAAAAATCCAAGTCTTGGTTTGCTGCTGGATGGTACACTGTCAAACGTGGCCGCAAGTGGAAAATCATACAAGACCCCAAACTAATTGCACTAGAACGTTATGCATTTCATGGACCATTTTATTCCAAACATTCAGCGGAAAGTAATTTACATGTCTAAACCAGCGCCATTTACCAAGATGTCTGGCAACAAATGAGTATACATCTACAAAAGTTTGTGGACCGTGTGCAAGGCAATGAAAGTCGCGGACTTCGAGACTTTACCATGAGCATGTCTGACGCCAAGGCCCTACATGCTGATCTAACCAGACTGCTGATTGAACTTCAGACTTTACGTGAGGTTATAGCCACCCAAGCTCGTGAAGAAGTCATTGCTGTAGAAGTTGGCGGCGGCTCATTCTAAAAATACCTATATTTTGGCATAAATAAAATATAGGAGTATTAAGATGAGTAGACCAAAACCCAATGTGTTGGTTGAGCAAACCAACCGAAGCACTTACAAAACCGAACAGGTGTTGGCCAGCGAAGGTATCTGGGCAGTGTTCTACGACTGCAAGCCTATTAATCTCAAAACATCAAACATGTTGGTGCAGTATCCGGGACCCAAGTACAAAAAAGTCAGCTTTTCAAATCCGGGGCATGCCATTAACTTGGCTAAAAAACTCAACACACAATTTCGAACTGACAAATTTTCAGTGGTATTGTTACAGGCCGGCAATCCAATCTATCCTTGATGTGCGAGACAAACTCAAACTTGTAGAAACATTAATCTCTGAACTGCCGGATGGTCACGAAGAAACAGTAGAACGTGGCATGAAGCTCTGGTGGTACAACATACGCAAAGAAGGTGGACTGCGTCTAACTGACATTGGCTATTTTGTGTTAAAGAACATGTTGGAGATTGAAAGCTACAATATGGCAATAGACATTGAAAAGTTTGACCGCCGGATGTTGCTGGACCTAGATCGCAAACTACAAATGCCTTACTACATTGTGGTCAAGAAAAAACTACCAGTTACCATTGTAATGTTTGGCAGTCGAGAAGCCATGTTGGCCCGATTATACGGATCATTGGATAAATTTCTTGACAACTATAACTGATTCAGTTATACTACTAACTTAGTCGGGCCGGTAGCTCATTAGGTTAGAGCAGAGGACTCATAATCCTTTGGTGGAGTGTTCGAATCACTCTCGGCCCACCAAGTTAACGACAGGAGAGTTGGCCGAGCGGTCGAAGGCATCCGCCTACTAAGCGGACATGGATCTAAACAGTCCATCTAGGGTTCGAATCCCTAACTCTCCGCCAAGGATGATATGAAATACAACATGCAAACTGACATGATGGACTCAGAATGGTTTCGCAACAAAGTGAAACTGTCAAAGCCCTATGCTCAAAATCTGTACGCAGCCATGTGCAACAATGAATTTCAAAAGCAAGATACCTGGGAAGTTTTAACAGACAATCGCTGGTCATGTAGTTGGCGTGCCGCAGGCGGAGTAGTTGCTACATTGTGTGAACAAGGTGACTACATGGATTGGTACTGTTCGGGCATGGGAGGATTTGCAGACGACCAAACAGACCCCGAAAAATACTATGAAGAAACCGGCTATGTAAAAGAAAGCGAAGTCACTGACGAAATTCGTGCAGATCTACTGAAGTTGGGCTGGATTGTGATTGCAACGGAATAAGTAATACACAGGAGATTTTTTCATGTCACAACAAGAAAAACAGCCTCAACCAAACAACACAAGATTAACAGAGTTAAATCAAGACAAACATCCTGATTTTACTCCCAAACAAAAAGAACAAATCATTGCAAAAGGCAATCCCAAGATTGACAACAATGTGATAAAAGGCTATAATTAGTATAGTTTTGCATTTTAGAAAAAATGCATGGTGGGTCGGGCTTTACAACTTACGCACGGTGAAACCACCGTGCGTTTTTGTTCCTCGTAAACAAGCATTTGCAAAAGTATTAGGATTAAACCTGTGATCTTCACACCATTGTTTTAATCCAGTAACAACCTCTATTAGACCGTCGGGTGTAGTAATTTCATACAACTTGCCATTCCAACTTTTTGTTCTATTATTTTTAGAATACGATTCTTTCATTTGCTTGCTTTGCTTGACTTTTTCGGCAGGATCTTTCCATCGTAAGTTAGACTTTGCGGCTCCAGCTTTTCCGGCCTCGCTTAATCGTATTGGTACCAAATCTTGCTTAGTAGATAGTTGAGACAACCCTTGCCAAGCAACATAATCTTGCCAGCGGCCGTTTTCTTCGTAAAGTGTCTTATGAGCATTGGCGTGTTCTTCGACTGTAAGCTCGACTAAGTTAGTAGGATCATCGGTTCCGCCCATGTGGCGCGGAATGATATGATGTTTATGTTTCATAATATTATTTATGTCGAAACCGTAATATTTGACAACATTCGACATTTGTGTTATAAATATAAGTTATTGTTGTATGAAGCAAAGAGAAAAGTGTTCAAGACATGGGTTCGAATCCCATCACCTCCACCTAAGTGTATAAGGTATATTTAGGTGGGGGTGCTCCGGTAATCGATTGGACAAAGAGTAAATGAGTGGACAACAGGGGAATGTGAAACTCCTTAGGACTGGGGATACCCGGTTGTAGAAGCAAAACACGTAAATGCAAACGACGCACAGTTCGCTTTAGCAGCCTAAACACTGCTTAGGGTTTGGCCAGTTTTCCTCGTAACAGAATAAGCTGGCATGTTTGTAACACAACTATAATCTCAAAAAGGAAGAACACATGCAATCAGTAGACCATACAAAATTGCACGAAGCAATCGTCCAAAAGGCGTTTGATGCTACTTCCGCTTTTTTAACCAAAGAGCAGACACAGCAACTCGTGCAGAACAAAATCAATCGAGCTCGATCCATGCTTGATGCACGCACACAACTGCCTGTGGCATGGCACACCGACCGCTGATCAACTTTTACAAGTTATACAAATTGTCCCGTTCGTCTATCGGTTAGGACACCCGCCTTTCACGCAGGTAAGAGGAGTTCGATTCTCCTACGGGACGCCAAATCAGTTGCATTTGTTTGTGCAATATGTTATAATAAATTTTATCCAGGAGAACATTATGCCGTTGATTGAAAGCCGTGGTACCCAAATAAACACACAACGCTGTGTGGTCAATGCCAACAGTAACCAATATGATTTGGTGTTGATGGCAGCTGCACGTGCCAAAGAAATCAAACGTCTAAATCAATCCAGTATGCGTCAAGAGCATGTGGGTGCACCTGTCTCAGCATTGTTGGAAATTCAACGTGGCGAAGTCTCTATTGACTACGTAAACAAATAATAAGGAAACACAATGTCAAAATCATTACAGCGTAAAAAGCCCGGTTATACCAAAGCCGGCGTGGCAAAAATTGTGTCAATGAATGGCCCACAGTTGGTCAAACTGTTGAAGAACGCCAGCAAGAAAAAAGAGCAGGCCAAGATTGAGCGCAGAATCAAGAAGCTGGGTTATGTAGTACCCACAGTAGTAGAAGCTGTAGCAGAATAAAAGTTTTAATTCCGCGAGAGCCGCCGGGTCCCGCAACCATTATATACAGCTATTATAGATTTTTTTAATGATAGTCATTAAAAAATACAATAGCAAAAACCTATTAAAATACATTGACAATAGGTTTGATCAGCATATATAATACAGAACAGGATCACAAGTCCTGAACGTTTTTAACATCAAAGGAAATAAAATGCCAACATTAAAAGGTAGTAAAACAGAAGAGTGCTTGAAAGAAGCTTTTGCTGGTGAGTCAATGGCTAATCGCCGTTATTTGTATTTCGCGAACATGTGCGATATCGCTGGTGAGAACGACACAGCAGCATTGTTCCGTTCAACAGCTGAAGGCGAA